TTACAAGGTTCGTGGGGTAAGAATACCGCAGGAACGTATGGGTTAATAAATGCAGGAACGGAAGCCAATGAGTGCTTTGTGAACCCTACCGCAGCACAAACGGCTTCATGGCCGAAAGGGCAGTTGACGTGTAGGGTTATCATCAGCCTCACAGATACGCTTACGCCACCACCTGTATTCTCTCCTACAAGGGATTTCGTACAATGGAAGGACTTAGGCTTTGTATTAGACTTTAAGTAATGGCATCACCGACCTTCCCTATCCGCTTAGACAGCACCGAAACGCAGGTTAACGTACCTAACCCCGTTATACCTCGCAGTCCTGTACAGCCGGGCTTTTCTATTCGGTTCAATCAGAACCTTATAGACCAGATGTCCGCGCCCTTTCCTTATGTCATTTCGCTTGCGCAGATTACGCAGTCGGGAGCGTCGGTAAACCAAGTGCCTGTATGGAATGGCAGTCAATGGGTTCCTATTACTTTGGTGGGCGGAGGTATCAACTCGCTTAACGGCCTTACTGCCGTCGTTCAGTCCTTTGCTACGGGAACTGGAGGTACAGATTTCGGTATCAGTTCCGTTGGGTCGGTGCATACTTTCAATATCCCAAGTGCTTCGGGTGTTAACAGAGGGCTTCTTACAAGTGCGGACTGGACTACGTTTAACAACAAGCAGAATGCGTTGACTTTTGGCAATATCGGCTCTCTTGCTGCTGCTTTGAATATCACGGGTGGTATAGGGGCGGTTATAGGGAGCGGTGTTAACATCGGCTTTGCAGGTACTAACTTAGAATATGTTAGAGGCGATGGTTCGTTGGCGACTTTTCCTACGGTGTTGCCTACTACTTGGGGGAGTATAACGGGTACTTTGAGTGACCAAACGGACTTACAGAACGCTTTAAATGCTAAGTTTAACAGCCCTACGGGTACTATCTCGCAGTATATCAGGGGCGATGGCTCATTAGCGACTTTTCCTACATCATTACCACCGAGTGGTGCTGCTGGTGGCGACTTGAGTGGCTCTTATCCTAACCCTACGGTGGTGTGGACTAACGGTAATACCACATACGATGCGAGGTATTTCAGGAATGGCGGTAACGCTTTTGGAGGGACGGCAAGCATTGGACTTACGGACTTCCATCAGCTCAATATCCTTACTAACAACATTGCAAGGATACAGATAGGTAACGACGGTGGTGTGGGCATCGGAGGTGTTCCAACTACCAATATAGCACTTAACACTTTTGGTATAAACACCGCAAGTTCGGCCTTCTGTTTTGCGGCAAACAACAGTACAAACAGGATTTTCTCTGTCAGGAATGATGGTGAGGTTATTTTTGGTCCTACTGGATTTGGCGGTTCTATAAGACCTGTTACTGCTGCTGGTGCTATCAGCCCATCGGCAGGGATGGTGTTAAACTTCCAAAAAAGGCAGATTGGTGGTCAGGCTGCTGCCGACTTCTTGTTCAACTCTGTTGCAGTTACGGCAGTAGATAGCGATAACCAAGGGATGATGCTAATAAGTCCATCGTTCACTAACGCTTCTTTCAACCGTGCTTATGCTATACTTAGGCTTGGTGGTACTGTTGTCACCAATGGTACTAACACGGTGTGGGGACTACGTGTTAACCCTACTGTTACCAATGGAGATTTTAGGGCGATAGAGGTTGAAAGTGGTAGGGTTATCTTCAATGGCAGCCAAGACTGGGCAAGAAGGAACATTACAGCTAACAGGACGTTGGATAGCACCGATAGCATTGTGAATGTAGATGCTACGTCGGGTAATATCACGATTACATTACCTACGTTGACCGCTACGGTAAGTAGGGTGTATGTCATCAAGAGGATTGACACAAGCACTAATACGGTAACTATATCCGGCACTATTGATGGTGTTTTGAATTACAGCCTGTTTGGAAGCATGAGCGTGTGGTTAGAGTGGGATAACGTAGGAGCAACATGGAGGACGATATAAAATGAGAGAGATAGGAAGCGTTTTAACATGGACACCTGATTTGTTAGGTTCAACGACAAACCCTACGGTATCGTATTTTCAGAGGGTGGGTAGGGTAATACGTATAGGCCAAAACCTACTTGCAGTCAACTTGTATATGGTTGTTAACACAGGATGGACAGCAGGCACAGGCAATGTGTTGTTATCTGCCCCTGTTATCGCAGGAGGGTTTACGCCTGTTGCAGGAAACACCAACACGCAAGCTATGGCTGGAATGTGCTTGGTTAATGACAGCTTACAAGCAGATAAGTTCATGTTTGACAATACCAACAGGATAATACCGTGTAAGTCTAATGGTAATATCTTAACGTGGGCAGACCTGACAAGTACAGGATTACAGATACAGATAACCTTCAACTATTTAATACACATCTGATGGCGATAATCACCACATCTGACTTTACGCGCCTCGAAGAAGGGCGTATCACCGACTGTAAGTACTTTCTTATTACAGGGGCGGTAATAGAGAAGCGTTTGTTTAAGGCTTCTATGACACCTGTAAGAGATGACCTGACGCAAGAGGTTTCATTTTGGGTTGCGGATATACCTATGGCTATCGACAATCCTTTGTTATTGAGGGCTTGCCATGATTCGGCTATACTGTACCTCAAGCAGCTTAACCCTAATGCCGAATTTAGTATAGTTGACCTTAACGAATGATGGATGCCACAGCAGAACTTGGGGGAACAGCTATACCAGTTAGAAAAGCTCACAGGGTCTATCATGGCCATAGGGGGCTTTATAAGTGGGGTGTTTGCTATCATTCTTTTTGTTATTCGCTCCAAGTTTGTTCCCAAGGAAGAATTTGAAAAGAAGACAGAGATGCTTACAAACAAGCTAAACGAGGCTATGTTAGGTCATGAGAGGGCTACCGCTCAAATGGAGCTTATCAAGAGCGACAGTCGAAGACTTGATGCCGCTATCGACAACCTCAACAAGAACGTAGAGCATACCAACAACAACATCAAGGAATATGCGAATAAGAATGCGGTATTCGTGGAGAAGTTTATGGCGTTGGAAGACAGGATGGAAAAGAATGAAGAAGCCATACTTCGACAGGGGGAGGCTATAAACCGCATACAAGAGGCTACCTACGAGGTTAAAGCCGACGTAAAGGCCATATTAGCGGCCATAGAAGCAAAGAATACAACACGACGTAGAATATGAAACAGTACCATTACCCGCCACTTTCCGAACAGGAACACGTGGCTATCCTCAACGCCCTCAACGCTACTATCAAGATGGTGGGTGCAGACCAAGGCACAGAACTTCTCCTTGTCCTCACAAGCACTTTAACCAAGCTAAACACTATCCAAGGCGACGAGGTGGACACACCTACCATATCGGAAGAAATACTTAAACAAGCCGAATAATGCTGTTTGTGGTATCGGACAGGGACTTCTTTGAAGACAACCCTCATGCGCGTATCATGAAGGAGTTTGCAGGGGCTTCGTCCGCTACGATGAAGTTTGTGGCTCTGTATTCGGACTGGCGCAGCCCATACCGCAAGCTCGACAACTACGAAAGGCGGGAACGCGCACTCATGGCAGCAGGCTTCGCACCCAAAGGTGGACTATTCACCAAAGAAGGGGAGGCCATACTTAACGGTAGGGCTTCTAAGGTCGAAGACTACATAGAGAAGTACAAAGGCTTGCAAGGCATCGAATCGGAAGAGGCTTCTTTATCGGCTATCAAGTCGGGCGAAGGGGTTATCAGGGATAGGCTTAACAACCTCGACGAAACGACCTCCGCTAAGGATATAGGCGACTTAGCCAAGTCATTAACCATGCTTGCTAAAGAGAGAAGGGTGTTAGAAGACCTTATCGACGAGAAGTTAGGCGTGGAATTTAGCGGTGGTATGTCGGCAGATGAAGATGCCGAGGAAGAATCTGCATGGGAGAGGTCAAACAAACGCAATGGCTAAAACCAAGAAAGAGACTTTATCGGAGGCTATATTATCCAACACGATAGAGACAGACCCCGAAATAAACAAGTACCTCAAGGCGATAGGCCATGTCACCATGAACACGGTGAAGCCTATGCGCATGAAGAGTATGCCTGTCTTTAAGACGGAAACGGAGAGGCGTAGGTGGGAAGATGAAGAGGTAAGAAGGTGCAGCGAAGGCTTTAATGGTATGGTGGGTAGTATGTACCAATACTACAACTACTGGCCTATCAAGTCGGTGCAAGGCGGTCGTATCATGCCCGAATACAGGAGGGCGCACAACGACTTCTACGCTTTGTTTGAATCGTGTATGTACGGTGCTAACGACTTCTACCCCGACAACACAGGCAAAGGCTTAGTGCTTATGGGAAGGAGACGTTGGGGTAAGACCTATATCATGTGCAACCTTGCGTACAACACGGCTGCAAGAAACCCACATTGCGAGATTGGTCTCACCTCTAAGACGGAAGATGATGCCGTCAGCTTTCTTTCCGACAAACTCAAGTTTGGATATAGTGGTTTGCCACAGTTCTTACGATTACGGTCGGGTATCAGCAATGCGGAGAACGTCCTTGCTTTCGGAAGGAAGGTCAAAGACAAAGATGGCAACACCATCAAGAAGGGTAACACGTCTATCATCTTAGCTAGAGCACCCGTACCTGCTGCATTGGAAGGAACGGGCTTGAAGCTGTTTGTGGTGAACGAGGCAGGGAAGACGCAGAAGTTAGAGCAGCTACTCAACTATATCCTTCCTGCTTGCAACGGCCAAGATGGTTTGACGAGGGTGGGCGTGCCGTTGTTAGAAGGTACTGCCGGAGATATGGACGCGGTGGGCGAGGATTACAAGAACATTTGGGATAACGCAGATGCCTACGACTTTGTGCGGTACTTCGCTGCTGGATGGTCAGGCTTTAGGGTTGACGAGTTAGGCAATGAGAATATCGTAGAGGCGTTGAAGTATATCCTCAATGAGCGAGAGAAGAAGATGCGTATTTCGTCTAAGGCGTATTACGACTTCATCATTCAGTACCCACTAACACCCGACGAAGCGTTTATCCGAGGTACAGGCAGCAGGTGGGATACCGTGGCTATCAATGCGAGGTTGCGCGACTTGGAGCAGTCTAACGATAGGAGGGTGCGAGGTAAGTTCGAGTGGGTGATACCGGGCGAAAGCGTTCGCTTTATTCCCGACGACCGAGGCTCTATACTCATGTTAGAACCTGTAAAGAATGGTAGTCACTATGTGGCAGGTGCCGACCCTACCGACGGTTCGGCAGACCTCAAGCGGTCGTCTAAACTCGTGCAGTACATGAGAAAGGTAGGCAATGAGTTTGGCAGGGAGAGCGAGGTGGGTAACGGTATCGTATGCGAGTTTTACGGTAAGCCCGAAGTGATAGAGGAGGCTTATGCTCAATGTGCCATGATGTGCGTGTACTACAACAAGGCTAAGACGCTTATTGAGAGTAACAGGCGAGGCATGATAAGCTGGTTTCAGGCGCAGGGGTTGCTGCATCTTATGAAGACGAAGCCACAGAAGGCAGGGGTTTTAAAGGTTGTTAGGACTACTACCGTGGTGGAGTACGGCTTTTACCGCGATGATGGTATCATGAATGAGCAGATGGACTTGGTGGAGCAGGATATAGACTACAACATCAACGAGAACTACTACCCTGAATTGTTGGTGGACTGCCTACACTACGACCCTAAAGACAAAAAGCGCAAGTATGATAGGGTGGATGCCTATATGGCTACGCTTTATCATGTGAGGGTATTGAATAGGGTTAATAAGAAGGCGGACGATAAATCGGATGAAAAGCTCAAAAAAGAGTTTGAGGCGATAACATATAGGACGCAGCGTCCACAAGTTACCAACATAAGCAATGGTAAAATCATTTAGTTTTGCAATAGTTAACAGATAGCCATGCAGGTTGTACCCAATATACTTATACCCGAAAACCAAAAGGACGAAACGTACCACAAGAACTGGCTCAATGCCATATTGTATCGGGCGATAGTCACGGGTTACATTCCCAACTCTTATACGGCTATGTCTGCGTCGTATGACTTCTACAACAGCGATTACAGCATAGCGGACAAGTACCCGTATCTGCAAGGCACTAATGACGGCAAGTCGTTACCTGCTAAGTGGCGCAACTACAACATGATTCGCAACAAGGTGGAACTGTTGGTAGGGGAGGCCATGACGAGGGGTTATGACTTTAGCTGCCAAACGGTGGGCAGGGATGCGGTAACGCGCAAGATGATGGCGAGGGCGCAAGTAGCGGCAGCCATGTATATGCGCGACCTGTACGAAGAGGGTACTTTGGATGCCGAGGCTATGAATGTCACCTTCCCTAAAGACCTTCCGAGGGATGAAGAGGAGCTGAACTACTACATGAAGAACAAGTACAAGGAGAACTTGGAAGAAGTGATGTTGGCTTGTTTGAAGAGTGATGCCTTGCGTATGCGTTACAAGATGATGCGTATGCGTATGCTTCGCGACCTGTTTATTTCGGGAAGGATAGTGACTAAGTGTGACGTTATCAATGGCATACCTGAAACGAGGGTTATAGACCCACGACAGACTATCATCGACCCTATCAGCTTCGACGATATGATGTCCAATGCGCAATTCATTGGCGATTGGCAGTATTATCCGGTTGCTAAGGCTGCGGAGATGTACGGGCTTACGACCGAGGAGATACAGGAGGTGGCGAGGGCAGGTGCGCCTATGCAGGTGTGGTTCGGTGCTAACTACAACAACTTACTGTACTTAGAGCCTTTCAACCTTATCAACAACGTGCAGCACGTGTTGGTGGTGAATGCGGAGTGGCGCGACACCAAGCAGGTGAGGGTCATGGAGAGTACCGACAAGTACGGCAACAAGCATATCAAGATGCTTAATGAGGAGGATAAGGTGCGCAAGCGTCAGTTGGAAGATGGCACAGCCAAGATTAAAGAGGTGCATATCGAGAACATACGTCGTGGCACACTTATCGGTGGCGGTATAGTCAAGAATTGGGGCGAAGTGCCTAACCAACCTCGCAGTATTGACAATCCTTCCGCTTCGCGCTTTAGCTATACCGTGGTGAGCCATGCGTATATCAACTTCAAGACGGTATCTAAGTCACAAGAGATTGAATCATTGCAGGAGTTTAAGGACTTGCTCATGTACCGCATTGAGGTGGAGATTTCTACGGCAGGACGTAAGGGATTTACCTATGACCTAAGATACAAGCCCAGCAACCTTGCTTTGGATGATGTGTTGTACTACCTTAAGACGGCAGGTATCGCCTTTATCAACTCCACGGCTGCGGAGGGTAACGATGCGCCTGTTGGCAGCAATATGTTTACACCTTTTGACACGTCGCTAACGTCGGCTATCAACACGTATATCGAGCTTGCCAACTACGTAGATGGTCAGGCGCAAGAGATTACGGGTATAAACAATGCACGTTCGGGCTTTCAGAAGGCATCGAGTTTGGTAGGTGTGACACAAGCGGCTATAAGCCAAAGTTCGTTTATGACAGAAGGCTTGATGATAACCTTCAATGAGTTCGAGAATGCGATGTGGCAACGGCACGCGGAGGCTATCAAGGTTACGTGGCCTTTCAATAAAGAGAAGTACGCGAATATCATAGGCAATATGGGCGTGGACATACTGTTTGCGGATGAAGATATGCGCTTACAGGATTACGCTATCTATGTGGAAACAAGGCCGGAGTTCGCATGGAATATGCAGCAGTTCCAAGGGGTGCTTGCATCTGCATGGCAGTCAGGGCAGTTGACGGGTCCAGAGTACATGATGCTTATCAACACCAACGACGTAAGAGAGGGTGTAAAGAAGTATATGGTGCTTATGGAGCGGAAAGAAGCTATGGCGGCACAGGCGGCACAAGAGCAGACAGCTATGGAGCAGGAGGCTATCAGTCAGAAGGCACAGATTGCCGAGATGCAGGACAACACCAAGAAAGAGATGCAGCGTGAAAGGATTGAGGCACAAGGGCAGCGTTCCGCTAACGACATCAGGCTGAAAGCTACACAGGCGGAGATAGATACCCAGCTTCGACGCATGGAGTTACAGATAAAAGCGATGCAAGCAGAGCAGAAGGCTAACGCTAACATAAACAAGGGCAATTAACATTATTTGTGATTTCATTTGGTTTGTTGTTAGTTTTGTAGTACGATGAGTACAGGACAACCTATTTCAGCCCAAGATTTGCCAGACAACGGTGACGCAGCCGAGTTGGCAATCGCCCAAGGCTTACCTATTTTTAGTAATAGCGAGCCTATAAGTGCGCCTAACGGTGGTGCGGTAGAACCACAGCCGCAACCGCAACCTGCTGAACCGACAGATCCAGTAGAGCCGACAGACCCTAATGGCGATGATGAGCCGAAAGACCCTCAAGAGCCGATAGAGCCTGCCGACGACTTGCTTGATTTGAGTGAGCCGACAGCTCCGACAGAACCTGCCAATGACCCTTTCAATGAGATTTACGAGAAGTATGGCATTGAAACCAAGGGTAAGGAGGGTATCGAGAAGTTTATCGAGGCCAAGAATGCCGAGGTAGAAACTTTGCGCAAGCAGAGTGAGGAGGTGTTTGCGGATGACAGCTTGAAGAGAGCGAATGAGATTGCCAAGACCTTGGGTAAGACCGAGGCATTGGAGTATTTGGGGTTGATGAGCCTCGACTACAATCAGGTGGACAACGACACTTTGTTGATGTTCGACCTTACAAGCCCTGATAGAAAGGGGTTGACACAAGAACAAGCAGAGGAGTATCTTGAATCTTTGCCGGAAGTTCATAAGGAGTTACAAGCTAAGATTGTACGCAATGAACTTATCAGGGAACAGCAGTCAAGGGTACAATCCTACGAACAAGAGGCTAAGGCTTTTGCTGAAAAGCGACAGAAGGCTATTAGCGAAACTTTATCACAGATGAAGGCTGTTGCAGGCGTGAAAATCAGCAATGATGACCGCAATCAGATAGCCAAAATCATGAACTCCGACGAGTTGCGTAACCGTTACGGTCTTTCCATCGACAGCAAAGCTGACGTGAAGAAGGCTATTGAGGCGGCTGCCATCTTGGAGATGTTTCCTAAAGTCCTGAAAGTGGCCAAGCAGAACTACGAAAGCCGTGGCAAGGCGCAAGTGCTGAATAATTTGAGCAATGTTCAACCAAACAGCAACCCAACCCCAGCCGCAGCAGGAACGCGCTTGTCCGAAGGAGACCAGATGATTGCAGACCTCAAGCAAGGAACAGGGCTTCTCTCTTTGATTTAAACCATTAACTAACCATGTCAGTAACTACTGTCAATAACCCGTTGGTAAACCCTGCACAGACAGGTACACCCCAACCCACGTTCTCAAACTATGTTTTGAGTTCTTTGAACAAACCCGACATTTCCGAGGTTGCTACCTTCAAGTATGGTAAGCAATATCAGATTTGTGCGCTTCTCGACCGCCTCACTCGTAGTGAGGAAGCAACCCAGCAGACCTTCAGCTGGTTTGAATACGGCTTCACCCGTAAGCAGTACACCGTAGGCGCAGGCTCAACCCTGTCCGCAGGTGCTACTATCACCGTGAAAATCCTCAATGCCGACCTTACGTCGCTCACTACCGCTCCCGTATTAGTGCCTACGATGACTGTCCGCTTTGAGAATGGTTCGGTAGGACGTATTTCTACCGTGACACAAAACGGTTCGGACGTAGATGTAGTGCTTACTCCAGTAGGTGCATCTGCATGGGTAGCATCAGGAGGTGCTGCTTACAACAACGTTCCTGCATCAGGCAACAGGTTTGCACAGATGTACTCAACCAACATTGAATACAGCGACGCTCCAAACCCTATCACTTGGAACCCTGAACAGCTTAACAACTTCATCACCACCAATCGTAGAACGGCGCGTTGCTCAACCACAGAGAACAGCAACATGAAGTGGATTAAAGACCCTAAGACAGGCAAGAGGTACTACTCTTTCATCAACGAAAGCATTGCGATGGAAGAAACCATGAAGGACAAGGAGATGTTGTACCTCATGGGTGTGCAGTCACCTACCGCTACCTCACCATCGGCAGCAGGTTCGTCTTTAGGTCTTGTGCCTAACATCTTGAACCGTGGTTCTGTAACCACCTACACAGGTGCTTTACAGGCTTCCGACATCGAAGAGCAGATCCGCTTGATGATTGTAGCTAACGGTTCTACCTCTAACGAGTGGACAGTACTTTGCGGTAGCCAATGGTTACGCGATGCACAGCAAGCACTACGTTTTTATATTGTAAATGGTGCGGTGCAGTACACAGCGACACAGGCGATGAAAGACATCAAGTTGAACTTCACCTCTTATGACTTCATGGGTGGTGTGCTTCACTTGGTACACTACAAGCCTTTTGATAACCCAACGTTGTTCCCAACTCCTGCTGCTGCCGGAAACATCAACTTTAGTAAGGCTGCCTTGTTCTTGAACATGGGTAACGACACTCAAGGAGTGCCATTGCTTCGTGAGCGTTATCAGGTAGATGCTAACGGTGTGGCGTACAAGTTTATCCGTAAGGTTGCGCCAGGTATGTCCGCTCCTGAACCAGCGACTACTATGAACAACATAGCGGTTAACGGTTTGGATGGATTTAGCGTGTTCTTCTTAACCGCAACAGGTTTGGAGATGCGAGCTGCGAACTCCCACGGCTTCCAGTTTGCCGCGTAACATTAGATGGAAGCCCTCTGTAACAGGAGGGCTTCTTACTGTTTAACCACTTAAATAAACGAACCGTGAACAGATTTATCACCGCTTTAATCACTAATGAAAACGGGCAAGATGTCAACAAAACAGTAATGTTTAAGGCATCGGACGTTGTTCAGATTATCGACCTTACATCTTCAAGACAGATTACTCTATGGGATAGAGTAAATCAGAAGGAGGTTGTACTTCTTTCTTCTACTACCCTTGCGGCTATCCAAGAACAATCTTCTGCTGCCGTAAGTACGTTAGTGCGCTTTGTATGTAATGCTACAAGCCCGTATTACGCAGGATTAACTGTGTTGCTTAACCCTGAAAGAATCCTCAATGTAAGTGGAACATCCACTACTTCTTTGGATTACATGTCTAATATGAGCAGTAATATCGTTAGTCAGGTTATTACGCTTACTTCATCTACTGCCGCTGCTACAACTATCGCGGGCATCTCAAGCAACTTTGCTGGTTCTCCTATCAAGCGTGCTAAGGTTACTATTCGTAGTGCGGAGTTATTAGGTACTGAAATCACCACAGGCATTACGCTGCTTCCTGCATTGGGAGCTGGGTTTGCTTACAATGTGATTTCGGTAGCTACTAAGGCTTCGGGTGCAGGAACTACTGTATATGCTGCTGGGGCGAACATCAACGTACAATGTGCAGGCGCGGCTCAAACGCAGTTTATCATTGCTTCGCAAGTGCTGACAAACGCTTCTGCCGCTACTAAGATTGGTCGTGGATACCACGCAAGTATCACAGGTGCAAATACGCTTGACCAGATTGTTGACAACGCTGCATTGGTTGCTATTGCAGCATCTTCTTTCACTACTGGAAACTTCGACCTCGATGTGTTTGTCACTTACGAAGTTGTAGCACTTTCACTTTAACCACTATCTTTAAGCCATGACGACGTTAGAACAAGAATTTGTGGAGTTTAGGACGTTACCTAACGTAACTCCTACTTACAGCACTACCGGATTTACCGGAAGGAATGGGAAAGCCAACTACGTAGTAATCGACGAGCGCGACGGTGAGGTTATCAAAAAACGCTTTCAGTTTGAAGATGGCGTATTGAGAATCCACAAGGACAACCAAGATGAAATCAACTTCATGCGTAACCACGTTCATTGCGAAGGTAGTTCCAACGCAGGTGGACAGGTGATGTTCAGGGAGTATGATATGTTCAAGGAGCAACGTGCCGCTCACGACCAAGCTATGCGTATGGCAGAAGCTATCGGTATCGCAGCGAGGCTCACAGGTGCTACCAAGCAGCGTGTGGCTCTTATGTTAGGGCTTAACCCTAATGCAGACACGCCTACGCTTGTGACCTTTGCCCAGCAGAACCCCGAAGCGATGATTTATCAGTATGAGAACATCGACCAGCCCGAAGTGCGCACACGTGCTATCATCCGCAAGGGTAAGAGCATGGGCGTTATCAAAGTTACCGAAGGTGGCTTCCTATCATGGAATCACATTACCTTGGGCAGCAATGAGAATGCGGCTGTTGAGTACTTACACAAGTCCGACCACGCTACTATCCGCGACGAGTTAAGCCGCGCGGTGGAGCTTGCGGATATGCTGGATAACGAACCGCCTAAGCAGGTGAACAAAGGTAAAGGCGGAAAGCCTTCGACTACCGAGTTAGCCTTTATGCCTCAAGACTAAACCGACCCCACTCCCCATCAAAGCCCCGCTCCTAAGAAAAGCGGGGTTTTTGCTTTATTTAACAGTCCGCATTATCGGTATATGTTAGGTTTGTAGGCATGGATAACAACACTTTATACAATAAGACGATGGGCGACTTTCGCACGTCGCACGGCTTACCGATAGCCACTATTCCTTATGACAAGCAGCAGCCGCATGAGCGGTTGGGGAGAGGTGCAATAGCCATGCACTACGGCTTCTTCAATGAGGAATACCATGAGTATATGCTTGCGTTGGCCAAGAGGGGCATGGATGTTCACGATGACCCGTTAGATGCTCCCGACCCCTTAGAGTTGACGGTGGAGTGCGCGGATGCTTTTGTAGATATGAATTACTTTGCTGGAGGGGCGATGCTTCATGCAGGTATGCCTATTGATATAGATGAAATCTTAGGCACACGTGAGATTATCGAGAATGCTCAAGGGGCGTTGACGGTGTTGCATGAGGCTAAGGAGGAGTTCTTAGGTGAGGGGGTTAGGGAGATGTACCACGATGTATTCAGGTTGATATTTGCGGTGAGCATCAAGAAGGCTTTGTGGGTGGTGTCGCGGTACAATGGTAAGGTTGACGAGTACTTAGGTGCTATTGACTTTGGCGATGGCGAGGTGTTGTGGCCTACGGATAGGGGTGTTGAGGTGTTTATGGGAATGTATATGATTGTGCATAACAGCAACATGAGTAAGATTTCCAATAGCAGGTTGGAGGCGGAGAATCAATGTGACAAGTATAACGAGAGGTTCAAGCAGGAGTGGTTGACAGGGGAGACGGGCTTGTTAGATGCTAAGGTTGCTAAGGTTGAGCCTGTTGAGGTTGATGGTGTTACGAAGTATGCTATCTACTGCAATAGTAAGTTGCTAAAAGGTTCGGGCTTCTTTGCCCCAGAGGAGGCGTTAGCTACGTATATCCGTAATTTGTAGTTAAATTTGAAAACAGAATGTTTAGGAAATTTGAAAACGGAACATTGAAAATCCACGAGGATAGTCAAGACGAAATCAACTTCATGCGTACCCACCCTCATTGCAAAGGTGGTTCCAACGCAGGTGGAAGTATTGTAGAGGAATTTGCGAAGGCTTTGCGTACCAATACGGTTATTGCAGAGATGCTTATCAATGGTGAGATACCTATGGATGCGCTTGAGAGGGGTGTCTTGAAGGAGATAGAGGCTAAGAAGTTAGCGTTAGAGGCGGCTTCGATAGCATCTGACGAACAGTAAAAAAACTTTTACATTTGAAGCATGGAAACAGTAGATTTTGGAAAAGCTATTGAAGCCTTGAAGCAAGGCAAAAGAGTAGCAAGACAAGGATGGAACGGAAAAGGGATGTTCATATTCCAAAGACCTGCCGATGAATTACCAATAAAAATGGTAGTTCAACAAGTAAAATCTCTTCCTCGAAGTGTAAAGGATTTCTTTTACTTCAACTGCAAGGATGCTGAAGGAAATGATATTCCACTTGATGAAGGAGCTCCCGTAAAGTTTGGCGCATATTTGTGCATGTATGCTGCTGATGGGTCAATCGTTAATGGTTGGCTTGCAAGCCAAACTGATATTCTTGCAGAAGATTGGGTCATTCTTGACTAAGCGACTACACAGCCCCTCATTCGAGGGGTTTTGTGTTTTACAGCCCTTTTGCGTTACCTTTGATACATGATTTACCTTGCAAGTGTAACAATAACAGACGGTAAAGCGTCCTTCACAAAAGAGGTGGTGACAAGCGTACCTTTAGAAGAAGCTAAGCAAAGCAAGGAACTCTTGCGTCGTGCTACAAGAGGCATCACAGAGGCTAAAGCCAAGCCGCTATCCATAGCCAAGGTTGAGCATATCAAAGACATCAAAGGACTACACTAATGACCCCACAGCAAGTAATCAGGGTATTCGACATACTCTTAGACAAGACCGATAGCCCCTACTACCTACCTTCCGAGAAGTACGACCTGCTAACACAGGCGCAGATGACCATCTTGGATAAGTACTTCTACAATAAGTCGGCTATCCCTAACGACCTTTCCACGCCCATAGGTAGCTATGAGAATACCGAGTATAACGCCCAAGCGTTGGCTAACATCTTATACACCACACGAATGCAGGTTGACCAATCTGGACATATCACCTTTGGCGTTATCAACAACCAACTGAACTACCTAAGCAACATTCCTGATGCCCAAGTGTATCAGATTGCTAACACAGCCACGGTTGCTTCCACGGCACTCACAGGCACGTTGACGGTAGCTGCTAACGGAGCGGTAACAGGCACAGGCACGGCCTTTATAAGCCAACTTGGAGTAGGCAGCGTTATCTTCACCCAAGACAAGAACTGGACTATCAAAAGCGTTACGTCGGACACTATTGCCGAGGTTGTGGATGTAGGTATTGTGCAGACCGCTACATTACCCATGAGGGTTATTGCGGCTAATGCAGCGAGAACGGTGGTGCGGTTTGTAAGACAGAACGACATCTTGGCTTTCCAGCAGAACGTCTTTAAGCGGCCTTCGACTACCAATCCGTTGAGGTGTATTGATGGTGAGGGGTATTTATTCTACCCACAGCCTACGTCGGAAGCAACGAGGATGACAGTAGAAATGAATGTATTGAGGATGCCACAGGACTTCAACGCTATGAACAACATAGGGTTTGAGTTAGCACCGTTTACGCATAACGAGATTATCTTAGAGGCGTTGAAGCTGGCAGGTGCTTCTATCAGGGATGGTGAGTTTCAACAGGCAATACAACAGATAGCACAATCATGAAAACATTAGAGCAGGTCTTTTCCGCTATACAGATGGGCGTTACCAATAACAAGCCTTCCGACGACAGCGAAGTGCCTATGAGTTATATTCAGGCTAAAGCGGATGAAGCAAGGGAGATATTGCTAACGCAGTACATCAAGCAGTTTGGTGTTGTGCCACCTAACTGTATCCGGATACATGACGGTGTTAATTACAGTACGGAAACCGTGGGCGGTCAGACAAGGTATTACTTCGACCTGCCTGTATCGGTGTTGGTGTTACCGAGGGACAAGGGGATTTTCGAGGTGTGGAATAACGCACGCACGGAGATATGGAATCCCATGACTTCGGGTGAGTATCGAATTATGCGTACTATGAGATGGAGCCAACCGTCGGCTTCATACCCATGCTATCAAAGGCAGGGGTTGAACAGGGTGTACCTGTATTTCGGCAATAAGAATATGTCGGGGTATGTGTTTAGCTTGGGGTTGGTGCATTTGGATACAAGTGCTTACGCTATGACTGACGAGTATCCGATAGCCACGGAGTTGTTACAGACGTTGATAGACAAGACTGTTGCGACTATCCTTGCGTCTTACCAAACGCCCTACGATGCGTCTAACGACGGCTCTGCTGTTCGGAGTGCACCACAGGTTTAGCACTTCCATCTTTTGAGGGCTGCTTTGGCTCTGTCCGCGTTTTTAGCTTTCTTGGCTACACCACCCATGCGAGCGCAGAAGGACTTTTTTCGTCCTGCGTCGGCTTTGGTTTTGGGGTTTGGTGCGGGTGCTTTGAGGTTTGAGCCTGTTTCGCGGTTGTACTTAGCGCGACCTTTGGCGGTGAGACCAGCACCTTTGGCGGTGGATAGCTTCTCACCACGGCCTACTGATAACGATACGGATTTAGACATAGGATAAAGATAATCGGTTTATCTTCTATCATTCTCCACGGCTGCATTAAACGCCTCCTTGGCGGTATCGTAAAGTTCGCTTGCGCTAACCACTTGGCAGCCACCGAAAGCATTACAAATAGTCACAGATTCGCCATCAACAGCCTCAACCTCGCACACAGCAGGCGGAAACCCAGCAAGAAACTTAATATCGCCTTTTTCCATCGCAAGCAAATCTAATATCCTTACAACCTACCATCTGTTAAACTTTGTTATTCATACCTTTACAACATGAGTTACAGGATTATTCCCATATCCGAAGCCATATCAGGGGCGCAGATAGCCCTTGGGATGACATCAGACGATGACAGGCTCAAGTTCCGAAATTGGGCATACTACGCCTGCCGTACTATCGGGCCTTCACAAACCTACATCAACCAAACGCCCGACAACGCCCCTATTCCAATAGCCAACTTCACCTTCGCCTCCCCAGAAGATATGCAATGTCCTATCGACATTATCATATCCAAAGACGACGAGAAGCATAAAGTCAGGCCATTCTGGAATCCCAACTATTGGGGTTTAGCAGTCAACGACTACGAGAACTTCCCGTGGCAACGCGATATTCAGATAACCTTTCAGGGAGTGAACTTCATCATAGGGCCAGACCGCATGGCCGAGAACTTCACCAAGGCGTGGGTGCGCTACTTCGCGTATCCGGTAGATGCACAAGGCGAGGTGATGATACCGGAAGTGTACCTACGTGCGGTTGAAGCGTATATCGAGTATATGCACCACAAGTCTATGTACAACAGAGAGGGGCGGAACTACAAGATGTCGTTTGGCGATATTCAGGCTATGAGAAGGCAATGGGAAGTATTACTCACAGCCGCTAAGAATGAGATGCAGACGGTCAGCAAGCCTGAAATAGACGCAGCAGTAGCGAACTATATCACCATGCTGCCGAACATGACAAGACTGGAGAACAGACACCGCCATAACTTTATCCTTCCATGAGTTTCGAGTATTTAGACAACACCTTTGAGAAGGGGCTTGTGACGGATGTATCGCCACAGCAGCAGTCCGCTAATAGCGTAAGACAGGCGGTGAATATGGACTTTGCGTTGTTGGGCGATATGATAAGCTACACGCCTCTCAACGGAACGCAGAATATCTACTCTATCGCTTCGACCACAGGCTATCAGGTTATTGGCGCGTTCCCATGCAACGGGAAGGTTGGCGGTGTTATGCAGCAGGGCTTTATCCTGTTTATCGCAGGGGTCAGCACGACGGATCTGATTGTCTTTCACTCGGTGCAGTCGGAGTACTACTCGGTGTTGTTTAGCGGTAACTTGAACCTGCCTGTTGATGGTACGGTTGACGGCTTCGCTTTCATTGAGTTGACCACGCCTAAGTTCTACTTCACGGACAATGTGAATAACTTGAGGGTGGTGGTGGTTGACGATGCTTATACCAACACGTTGGTTACGATGGACATCTTTCCATCTATTGTTAGCGGCACTATCCCTAATAATATCGCTTTTGTGGCTTTGTCGCAGGGGGGTAATCTAACGTCGGGAACGTATCAGTTTGCGGTAAGGTTTTACAATAGAACTAACTTCAAGTACAGCACGTGGGGGTTGTTTACGCCTCCTATCCCTGCTATTGCGGACACGTCGGCTCCTTTGTTGGGCGGTGGTGTAGGGGTGAATACAGGCAAGAAGATTGACTTGAGTATTGACGGTGGTGCGGGTATATCGGCAGGTTACGACACCTTTCAGCTTGCGGTTATCAAGAATAACACAGGCGATATGGTTACGCAGACGGTGTGTTACCTGTTGCCCATGCAGGAGATAGCTTCGTCGCCCCAGCCTTATAGCTATACGGGTAACGACGCAGAAACGGAGTTGCCGTTATCGGAGATAGTTGTTGAGCCAGCGAATATCAAGTCGGCTAAGACGTGGACGCAAAAGGACTTGCGTGCGCTGCCGGGCAATATCGTGTATAACGACAGGCGTATTCAGGATACGGAATGTACGTTTGATACGGCTTATACGAAGAAGTTTCCTACAAGCATGATGAACTACTCCGATGGAGAAGTCTTTGAGCGGTACGGCCATTTTAGGGATGAGTTGTATCGGTATGGTATCGTATGTAGGGATGCAAGGGGTTTGTGGGGTCAGGTTAAGCCGTTGGACTTAGGTGCTAATTCAGCAGGTAGGAGTTTGAGGCGGTTGGCTACTGTTAACCCTGTTACGGGTGCTTCTTTGCCGTCGAATGTTATTTCAGCGTCGGGATATGTGGCAGCGAGTGAAACTGTACAGGTAGGTATTACGGGTAATCATGTAGCTTCTTATCCTGTTGGCACGTTGGTGAAGATTAATAATGGAGGCACGGACTACGTGTATTACGTGGCTGCTGTTGCTTTTGCATTGGGCAGTACGGTATTGTCGTTAGGCCATGCGAATATTGTTCCACCATCGTTTGTAGGCAATACGATACAAGTATGCTTAGGCGATGCTTACAACCATAGTAGTAATACGGATTGGCGTTACCCTTCGAGGGATAAGCCTTTTGCGGCTTTGTTAGATGGTAGCAATGTGCAGAATATGGGCTTGCGTATTGAAGGTATCAAAGACTTTCCTACGTGGGCTACGGCTTTCGCTATTGTGAGGAGGCCGAGGATAAAGAATATCTTGGGGCAGACACCGCATATTCCGTTGGTGGCTTCGCAGGGGGTGGTTACGCCAGGTAAAAACCTTGTGAATAACGACGATTACAACGAGGTTAACGACACTATCATGCCTAAGGTGTTTAGGATAGGCGGTGCGGCTAACTTGGGTAAATACACAAGGCAGTTACAAAGCGCAGGTGGCGGCCCCCCATTTCAGAATATTGAGCAAATATCATGGCTAAGGCAAGACGCTTCTTTAGAAACAGGTCTTTTTGCTTCGCCTCGTGGTGCTTTGTTAGCGCACCCCGACTTCGTATTCAACAATGCAGGAGAGCCGTTTGGTGGCTTTGATATAGGCGCAAATGCCATGATAAAACCAGTAGATGCCGTATGGTTTGATTGGATTGGCGCTTCGTTTAACATCGTAGATGGAAGTAATTTTAACAAGGAAGTGTATGTTTACAATGCTATCACTGCCAACAATTACTACTACCGAGGCGATGGATTGCAGTATCAGAAGTATAGCGGTGGGGTATGGAATGACGTTCCTTACGCTAAATTGCTGAATACCCAGCCAATGACTTTAGCAGGGATACAGTCGGCTTACACCATCTTAAACACCTTGCCAGTAGTCAACGGAAGTGCTTTACAGACGCTGCCTTTTAGCATCTTTCCGTTATCTACTAACTACCAAAACATTGTTAGGTATGGCGGTCAGACCGACCTAAGCCAACAGCAGGTGGATAGCGGTATCAATCAGATACCAGCAGCGCAAAGGATACGTTTCGGTAATGAGGTGCAGGTGCAGAGGGCTTTGCTTGCTCACTTAAATATCGCCTTGCCCGACCCATCGGCTATCATTGCTACACAGGAAACGGCACTACTCACCAAGTTATTCAAGACAGCGTTGCCAGCTACAAATAATATGTCTGATACTATATTCCTGAATGTATTGCTTGCTTTAAGATGGGGGACATCTGACTTTAATTTATTTCCAGTACCTGTCAATGTATCCGACGTGGCCTTATCTACCGAAACAGCAGCATACGCCATGATACTCAATATCGAAGCAGGGTTAGGAGAGGATAGGTACGGTGACATAGAAGCGCAGCAGACGTGGCAACTCGCCTCCGAAATTATAGAGGTTGACAACGAAGTGCCTTCTTACAACATCGACATCTTAGGTGGCGATTGCTTCATAGGCCAGTACGCCTACAAGGTCAACAATGGTATCAACAGGCCAGTAGTGTATCAAACAGTACAGCCGAGTACAGGGCTTGACTTTGAAACAGGGCTTGTAGCCAAAACAGGAAGCCAGCTTGACATGGTAGAAGTGTTAACGCTATTCATGGAATCCGAGATAGATAGCAGGTACTTCGCGGAAAACGACCGCTTCCCTTATCAGTCAGGCTCTATTGTCAACTTCGACCGCACGTGGTTTTACAGCTACAACGGTGGCTTCTCCGCCTCACAGAATCAGAAAATCTTTGCAAACCCCGACCTACGAAACCCCGTAAACAACAGATTTCCATCTCGCTTTCTCATAAGCGACCAAAAGGTGTATCAAACGGGCATCGAAGGGTTTAACATCTACCGCGTTAACAGCTTCTTTGACTTAGACGAGCAGTTTGGTGAGTTGACAAGGCTTGTCAAGCGCGTGGACGATGCCTTGCTTGCGGTGCAGGAGTTCGCTATCAGGGTGATACCTGTAAACGAGAATATCATTACCGAAACAGGTGGTGAGGCGTTAAGCGTGGCTACCAACGTCTATATCCCCGATAAGGTAGTGAGGTATATTACCACACAGTACGGCAGTCAGCACATCAGGGGAGTAATATCTACCGAGATGGGCGTATGCTTAGTAGATGCAAGAAACAGGGCTTTGGTGATGCTTAGCGATGGTGTGGACTTACTTTCGTCGCAAGGCAACCAAAACATCTTCGACAATGTGTTGGATACCAATAACAAAATACCCGAAAACAGGTTACAGTTGTGGTATGACAGCAGGTTGAAGGAGCTTCACTTCTACGCAGGAGCATGGCAGGACAGCACGTATGTCGCAGGTAACGCCACAGGTACGGTCAACAGGTCGGGAATGTGGTTGGTTTACAACACAAGGTTCAAGGCGTTTAAGACGCAGTTTGGATACGCAGATACCGACCAAACCTTGCGATTGTGGTTGGTGAGTGCAGGTGGTACGTTCTATCAGATTCGCTCCGGCGATTCAGTGCTTACACAGATAGGACAGATGTACGAAGGCACCAAGGGGCAATACGTGTTGGGTGATAACACTATCAGAGGCAGTGTGTTTGAGTGTGTATTTGTGGGTGAGCCATATACCGCTAAGGTGTTCGATGTGATGCTTATCAACAGCAACAAGCCGCTAACGTCTATTGACTTTGTAGCGGAGTTCGACGGTGTGACATTAGGTGTTAACGGTGTTAGCGCGGAGGTAACGCCACGTAACGGACTGTTCTATGTCAATGAGATGCGTAATGCAGGGGATATGGCAAGGCTTAGAGGTAAATATCTAAGGGCGATATTCAGGATTGACAATAACCCATCGGAAGATATTGTGGTTAATGGTATTAGTGTTAAATATCGTAAATCCCAAAGGGTGCGTTAACTTTGATGTATGAACCAGACGACAGACCAAGATAACACTACCAAGACTGGGGATTTCCCTTGGGGGCAAGTCGCTAACAGTTCTATGTCCATGCTTCGGGCTATGATGTCCAAGAGCAAGCCTATGATGCCTTCTGGCGGTGCTTACCGCATGGGTGAGGATGTGCCACAATACGACGAAGCCGCAGGTATGCAGATGGCTGAAGCCGCTTCTAATGCCGAGATGGACAGGAGGGGAGATATAGGTGGTGGCGTAGGTACGGGTATAGGTACAGGCTTAGGCTTCATCTTTGGAGGTGCAGCAGGTGCGCAAGTAGGCGGTGCGGTTGGCGATGCTTTAGGCAGGGGCGTGAGTGCTTTGTTTGGCGATGGCGGTGCTAAGGCTAAGATGATGCAGCAGATGAGCGACGAGCGTAGGTACAGCAGGGAAGCAGGACAGCGTAATGCGATGCAACAGCAACAGAACAGCCTCGACGACTACAAGAGAGAGAATGAGCAGAGGATGAAAGCTAAGGTTCAACCTTATACACTAAGCAACTTCATGAACTTCTGATATGCCAAGGATTAAGAACAGCAAGGGAGAGCTTATAGACAACCCATTAGCGGTTGTTCCATCGGAGGTGTCAAGTACTTCTGTTAATAGGTTTATCCCTATGAAGCAGGTTATGTTGCAGTCTATGAACCCTATCGGCTTTCATAAGAAGTACATCGAATCCCCTGTCTTTGAGCAGAATACCAAAGAGCAGTTCAAAAAGGCGGGGAAGCCCGACTTTATGGCTAAACTCATGATTCAGGCTTCGAGGGCAAAGGCTAAATCTTCGCCTAAGATGACCAAGAGGGAGAAGCCCGTTGAGATTAAGATGGGCAATAAGACTGTCTTAGAGAAGGGTTACTACGACCCTAATACCAACCAGCTTGTTTACGACGATGAGAGTAACTTGTCGCATGAGTTAGGGCATTATTACGATACTGTAAGTAGGACGATGCAGCCTTTGGAAGGCGGTGCGCAAGACGAGCATGGCCACTACCTTTCTTCACCTCAAGAGGTGAGGGCAAGGATTATGGAGGCGCGTAACGATGTTTACAGGCTTTTTCAGCAGATGCCAAGAGGTTACAATAAAAGAGTGTTGGATAAGCCCGTGCTTAGGCACTACTACGATAACATTTGGCGCGACGACCTCAAGTCGAAGATTAGCTACGAGCAGTTTGAGCAGCTTATGAATGAGATGGCTGCCAACGATACAATGCAGCGCGAACAGACGCGAAACTTTACCATTAACAGTCTAATGAAAGCATAACATGGCAACAATAACCGACGACAAAGAAAAGATTAGGGCAGAAAAAAGAAAGAAAAACCCTAACTACGATAAGTTCCTCAACTTTAATGATGTCGTAAAGACACTATTCAATGTTGGCAAAAACACCAAAGTCAAAACCTCTAAAAGCCAACCTGCTATTGCACAAGCGCAAGAGGCGATAGGCGGTAACACCTTTGGTACTTCTAACAAGGATATGGCCGACTTCTACCTACGTCACCCGTGGGCGAAGAAGTACGACCTCACCAAAGATGCCGACGTGTTAGCCATGCAGAATGAGTACAACGCCATGCTTGCTAAGAGGGGGTTGCAGCCATACTACAAAGGAAATACGGTCGAAGGTCTTGATGGTAAGTTTGGCGACTACACCTACTCCATGCCTGCATTAGAGGATATTAGCACAAGACCTACGCCCGAACTAAAACCACAGTCTAAGTTTCCCGACCTTATACCACTTGCAGCCAACACGGCACTTGGGTTGTATGGGTTGAACCTCGCTAACACCAAGATGCCTAATCGCCCCGGACAACCTGTATTCGACCGCGACAATGTGTTGAATACCGAGCTTGCTAAGGCGCAAGTCCGCTCCGAGATGATGTCGCCACAGATGTTACGCGAGATGGACAGGGCTTCCGCTTCGCGCTTGTTAGCCGCTCAAAACAACGCAGCAGCCGCGAGTGGTGGACAGGCAGGGAGTTTCGCTTCTAACGTACAGCAAGCCGCATTGGGTAATGCAGGAGAGAAGAGAAAGGACTTGTTAGCAGCAGAGCAGATGCGGTTATCCAACCAACAGCTTATGCAAAACATCTTAGGTCAGCGCAACCAAGAAACGGATAGGCTGCAAAGTCAGGCGTTCCACAGGTCAGACCAAGACCTTAACGATTACAGGCTTGCGGTGCAACAGGCGAACCGAGAAAGACAGATGGGTAGGCAGATGGCCGCAAACAACTTGTCGGCAGCGTTGACCAATATACCATCGGTAGTCGAAAGCTTCCAAAAGCGAGCAGCAGCCAAGAAGCTGGGTAAGGATATTGAGATGAAGAATCAGATTGCGCAGGATAGGTATGTCAATGAGATGGTGAACAAAGATGCTAACGCTATCAGGGGCGAGCTTGAATCGGAGTTGATGGGTCCACCACGACCAATAGCGCAACCGAAGAAGAGCATAAATCCAATTATGCAAGCTATGATGTTAGCGGAGGCGGAGGCTTCCAAGAAGAGAGGATTAGCACGTAGAGAGTTTGAAAGGTCGCCACTTAATAGAAGAAAATGAGAGTAGTCTTTCCTAAAGAAACATACCCCGAACAGGTTATCATGGGCGATACAGGAGGTAGTGACAGCTTTGTCGCCCCTGTATTCTATTCCGACGACCAATATGCGTCTATGATGGACGCGAAAACACCCAAGCAAGCCGCAGAGGCAGGGATGTCGCAGTTCTACAATCCCGACATGGAAACCATTTCAGGCTTCAAGGAAAGCAGGGATTACATGGACGCGGTAGCCGACATCAACAACTTTGTTACCGACTTAGTGTATAAGGGCTATAAGCCTGGGGAGGTGGATATTCGCAGACCCGAAACACTTACGGCTAATCAGATGCTCAATCAGAAGATCCAAAAAGCTAAGGCTTTGGAGCAGCGATTGAAGTCCATGAAGAGGGTTTACGACGACCAACTTATCAAGGACAAGTTGACCAAGCAGATGCCTATTGACCCTGCTACGGGCTTACCTATTATGGGTGAGAGCAACGAGTTGTTTACTACCGACTTTGTGCCGGAGAACACTATCGCGGAGGCATCGAATAGGGCTTTCGGTGGTAGGCAGTTTTACGGTGGGGAGTACGGTCAGGCGAGGCGTGAGGTTGAGGCGAATAGACAGGCTATCGAGGAGCAGAAGCGTACTTTGGTGGCGCAGGGCTATGACCCACAAGCGGTGGAGCGGGCTTTCTCGGAGAGGCTGCAAGCACCTATCAATCAGGTGGTGATGCCTACCGCAAGACAGGTTTACCCAAATCCAAATCCAAGCGGAGTGCAAAAGCCAGAGATTGTAGCTGCTATGGAGGCGCAAGAGCCGAAGGCGGTGTTTACGGGGCATTACCCTACACGTAATGGCAAGGTGCTACCGTACACGTTCACCACTAAGTACCATATCCCTGTTGGCGGTTCAAGTCCTGTTACTACCAACCTGATGAACTTTGTGGCTATGAGTGGTGGTAAGGGAGGTAAGTACGACACGCCTGTATCTACTGGTAACAGAGAGGTGTCGTTTAGTGATATCGCTATTGTGCCTGTACTGTTCGACAAGAATGGGAAGTTCAAGAGGGCTATCCCTGATAAGGATGTGGCTAAATTGAGGGGTGAGGGGCATAATGCAGGGTATATCCCTGTTGCCGTTGGTTCGTTTAAGGAGAAGTCAGGCATTGGCGGTGTTACGCAGGTCAAGGATGTTCAGGGCTATGTACCGTTGGCGGACGTGTTAGCTGATGGCTTCAATCCGTTTATCAAGGGAGGCACTAAGGCAGAGAGAACTATCATGAATAGCAAGCTGGAGTCTATGTTTGACATAGCCAATAGCTTGAATGGACAGTTGGGTCAGGCGCAGCCACAAGCGCAGTCACAACCAAAGAATAAGCCTTTGGACAAAATGAGCAACCAAGAACTTTACGATAATTTATTACGGTAATGGGTTACACACCTAAGCAGCAGAAGTTATTTGATGCTATCCGCAAGATGAAAGCGGATGGGCTTGACGATACACGCATTAGAGAGTTTGTTGACTTCGCGGTCAAGAAAGACCCCGAACTTTCATTAGAACCTCAAGATGCCGCACCACAACCCAAGGTGAGCCTTGCACCGCCTAAGCCTACACAGATGCGTGGTGCTTTGGGTGCTATCGAAGCGCAAGCGGAGGAGAGGGGCTTGCCTAAGCCTTCTACCGTACCCACAGGTACGATGCCTGATATTACCAAGAAGGAGGGCAGGTTGGATTACATGGGTAGAAGCCTCAAAGAAATGGGCGAAAGTGCTGTAAGGGGCTTTGAACAGATGCAGACCTACATGAACCCATTTACCGAGCAAGGTCGTATGATGGGAGAGGTGGCACGCATGGGCATGGCCGACGAAACAAGGGCGCAGCAAAAGGAATTGAAACAAGATTTTCCCAAGTTGTCCGCTAAGTCCGCTACTGACGTATTTCGCGACCCTTCCGACTTAGACGCATGGACGGCTGCAACCGCGCAGATATTACCTACCGCTATTGCCGCTATCACCGCACCTGTTACGGGTGGGGCTTCTGCTGCTGCATTAGGAGGTACATACTTCGCTTCTTCGCTATCCGACAATTACGCTATGGGTAGAGAGTTAGGACTTACCGATAACCAAGCAACCGCTTATGGTACTATCATGGGTAGTATCGAGGCTGCTGCCGAAAGTTTAGGTCTTGACGCTTTGACCAAGATACCCAAGTCGTGGATTTCGAGAGAGGTAAAAGAGGCGGCTAAGAAGTACGGCAAAGAAGGTGTAGAGCAAGGCGTTAAGGCTGTCATGGGCAAGATTGCTGCCTTAGCTGCTAAGAGAGGCGTTGGTATCGCTCAAGGCGTAGTTAGAGAAGGAACAGAAGAAGGTCTTACATCGTTAGGACAGTCGGGTACGCAGTTGGCTTTCGATGCCGCTACGGGCAGTAGGACGTTTGACCCAAGTGGTACTATTGACGATGTTACTGGCGAGGTGCTTTCGCGTGCAGGAGAGGCTTTCTTAGGAGGTGCTATCGGTGGTGGTATCTTTGGTGGTATTCAAGGTATAGACACGAGGGACGACATAGACCCTGTTCCTACTATTGCCACTACCGAGGAAAGACAAGCGGCTTTCGTTCCGCCGGATGCACCACCTGCTAATCCATTGGATAATGTACCGCCTACAACACCGCCTGTTGACGATACGCCTATGGCTGCCATGACCCAAGCTACCGACGAGGCGGAAGATGCGCTCACCGCTTTAGCTGATGACCTGTCGCAGGATAATGTGGTGGCTACCGAGGTGACAGAGGAGTTACCGCTTACCGAGGCGCAGAAGAGGGCTAAGGAAACATTGGAGGGGTACAAAAGTGTTGGTGCTTTCGACGAAGGGCAGTTAGGGCTTATGCAGCCGCTTATCGAGCAGTTGGAAGATATTGCGGACGAGGTGGCGCAGTTGGATAAGGTCACTAAGGCGGACAAGTTGGGCTTGCTGAAAGAGGCGAATACGGCTAAGAAGAAAGGTATCGAGAAGCGCAAGAAGGAGATAGAGGCGGAGTTGAAGCGGATAGCGAGTACGCCTACTGTTGTTACACCTGTTGTGGCTACCGAGGAAGATGTAGCTGTTGGTGATGACGACTTGCTTGGTATTGCGGACGACCTACCTGCTGTTGAAGAAGAGCCTGTTGTTACACCTGTTGAGCCTGTTGTAGAAACACCTGTTGTAGAAACACCTGTTGTAGAAACACCTGTTGTAGAAGCACCCGTGGCAGAAACCCCTGTTGAGGTGGTAACACCGCAAGCAGAAGCCCCTGTTACCGAGGCGAAGGCGGAAGCGATGCCTAAAGAGGTAGCAGAACTTTACGCAAAAAGAGCAACTCTTGACTTTACTATAAACGCCCTAAAAATGCAAATGGGCAAAAAAGGTTTGGTTGGAAAGGCTAAAAAAGAATATGAAAACGCTATTGCCGAAAGAGATGCCATACAAAGAAGTATTGATGACTACGAAGCATCAAAACAAGACAAAGCAGAAAAGGTAGAGTTGCCTGTCGAGGTAAAAATTGATACAAAAGAGGAATCAGGTCAAATTAATCAAAAGCACACCGGCAATGAGTATGCCGACTACTTGATTGATGAAATAGAATCTTATTTCAAAAGGAGGTTTCCTGAAAGCAATGACGATGTAAGAAGTCAGCTTATTGAAGGATGGATAGAAACCAAAGAAGAGAGAGGGGAAATAAGGGCAAACTCTTATTTAGAAAATGTGCTTATTTCTTATGTTCCAGAAAGTACAAGAGCTGGATTTTACCAAGCAATAAGAAGCAATTTTGAAAAGCAAAAGAATAAACCAAATACCGATGAAAAAGCAAACGAAGAACCCTTGTTGGAAGGGTTACGAGATGGTGGGCAGCAAGACCAAGGGCGGCAAGAAAGTCCCGAACTGCGTCCCCAAGAAGCCCAAGGGCAAGTAACCGCTGCCGACTTTGCCGCTATCGAAGCCAAAGGTCAAGCAGGGCGAAAGGCGAGGCAAGCTCTATCCGAAAGGGTGGGCAAAGACGTAGTAGCCGACATGACACGCATAACCGCTAAATTTGAATCCATAATAACCGCCTTGGAAAAGGAGGGTAAAATACGCAAGCAATGTCCATAAAATCATTACTCACAGACAAGGAGCGCAAAGCCCTAAACCGAGCCGTACAATCCGAGCTGTACGCTTCCCACTTCTACCTGTACGCTGCATCGTGTACCCAAAAGCACGGCCTCTTCGGTGCGCAAGCCTTCTTTGAACAAGAGGCAGCGCAGGAGATTGACCACTACAAGCGGTTACGCGACGTGATGAACGACTTTGGCGACGAAGCCGAGATGCCTATGATTGAAGAGGTTGAGTTTGAATCCGAGGAACTTATGGGTATCTTACAAGATGCCTACGACATGGAGTTAGACTTACTTCGCCTGTATGAGAAGATATGGGATGAATCGTCGGTATCGGTGAAGCAGGCTGTATTGTGGTTTGTAGAGAAGCAGAGGGAGAGTGTGGGTGAGTATGGAGACCTTATCAGCAGGTTGAGTATTGCGAGTGGTAAGGAGGGTGTTATTTTGTTTGACGAATACCTTAAAGGATAATGAAGGCTTGCGAGTTTTTTATTGAAGGGAGTGACAAGCCGCTATCGTATGACGAGATGCGGCTTTATTTGTTGAATAACCCAGAGTTTTGGAAAGCTAAAAAGAGTAAAGATGCCGTTCAGAAGCAAGAGGTAGATATTACCTTTTTAGCATCTAAGACATCTACTTCTGTTCAAAATATGCGCGATTTGTATAACGCAAATAGAGTATTATTTGGACTTAATAGGGTTGAATCTTTAGCATCAGCTATCGCTATGGATAAAATGATAGGAGCAATGGCTAAGCGTGCAGGCGTTCCTAAGTCTGAAATATATAGTAAGCTAAAGTTTGAGAAATCAACATTACAAGACTTACCAAAAGGCGTAAAAATGCAAGTAGATGCTTGGCATGGAAGCCCTTATATGTTTGATAAGTTTTCAACCAAATACATGGGTGCCGGAGAAGGCGCACAAATGTTTGGTTGGGGGTTATATTTTACAGATGTAGAAAGTATAGCCAAAGGTTATGCTGATGAATTGGCGAGAGAGTACGATATAGAAATAGATGGAGTAGAAATACCAGACGGAACGCTAAAGGGATGGATTTCTATGTACCAAAGCTATGTTCCAGGTCAGCCATTAAATAAAAGTGCATTTACAGAAAGGGCTATTGAGAAAGCTCTTGATGGTGGTTACATCACTAAGGAGGATTCTTTATTGATAAGTAACGCAACTAATGTAAAAGTAACTCCTAAGCGCAATCTGTATAAAGTCGCAATTCACAAAGGGAAAACGCCTGAACAATACAGTTGGTTAGAATGGAATAAACCTTTCTCTAAAGACCAACAGGAAAAAATAATAAAACAATTACAGGCGGAACGCAAGGTTGATTCATTTGGGTATAAGCAAATTAAATCTGCAACAGAAGATAGCTATGATAGTGAAGGAAAGCAGGTTTATAGGTTATTAGAAAGCATATATGGAAGCCAAAAGGAAGCATCTCTATTTCTTCTTCGCGCAGGAATAGATGGCATAAAGTATCCTACCGATAGTGTAGCAAGAGCAATAAGCGCATCGAATAGCGATAAAAAAGGCTTCAATTATGTAGTATTTGATGAAAATGCAGTAACCATAGAAGATGCAATAAGATTTCAAAGAGATGCTGTAAGTGCTAAAGGTGCAATGATGATAGCTATGGATGGACAAGCTACAATCTATGCACTCACAAGTCCAAATGTTTCCACTCCTCTTCATGAGTTGGCTCATGTATTTGAACACTACCTCACTGATACTGAAAAGTCTGTTGTATTAAGAAACGCAGGAACGAAAGAGTGGAACACAGAAGCAAGTGAATACTTTGCAAGGGGATTTGAGAAGTATTTATCAGAGGGTAATTCTCCAATATCTGAACTAAATAAGGTTTTTGAAAAGTTTAAGCAATGGCTTACAAGTATTTACAATGGAATCGTAGATAGCGAAATAGATATTAAGCTCAACGATGAGATGCGCTCTATTTACTCTTCTATGTTCAAAGGAGATGATTTAACCAAACCAAAAAATATAAATGCCGTTCAGAAGCAAGAAGCAGTTGGCGTGGATGCAGGCCAACAAGCCAGAGATGGCGAAAAGGTGGAGGGAGGAACACCCCAAGCAGAACCTAAAAAAACTGCCGGAAAAGGTAAAAGCAAAACCAAAGAAAAAGTAACCGATGGAAGAACACGTATTGTTGAGAGCCTTGAGAGCAAGGCTGACAGCGCAGACGAAGTTGAACTCAATGAAGTTATCGCAGGAGCAGACCGACTTATCGACGAAGCGGTCGCCCAAGCAGAGGCAGCCAAAGAGTTAGGCGGCACGTTAGCGAAGATTACCGCCAAGGAGGCCAAGGCTAAGAACAAGGCTATCACGGAGGCGGTGCAGGAGGCGGTGCGTAAGGCGGTGGCTATCCTGCATGAGAAGTTTCCTGATAGCAAGAAAGAGAATGGCTACATAAGGATTGATGATTACGAAGCAGCAGCCCAAGCGTTACGCGATGCAGGATTAGACGCTAAGGCTATTGATAGAGTTAAGACATACGTTTCTGGATACAAATTCCGTGACGACCTTGATGAATATCATCAAAAAGGTGTTTTAATAACGGTTAAGGTAGGCAATAGCGTTTACGACTTGAACTTGTCCGACCCTAACGAAGCCTTGAAGATGGTTAACGCCATGCCTAAAAGCGTGGAGGGTGGTGTGCGCACCAAATCCGCCATAACCTCACTACGTACACTCCCTGCACCCTATTTCGACTTAGGCGTTATTGCCGACTTTGTGGCTAATAAAGCCAACGTTGAGCAGGCCAAGAAGATGCTTGAGCAGGCTAAGGCGAACAAAGACAAAGGGGCGCAAGAAGCAGCAGGAAAGTTGATTAAGCTGTTTGATGATGCCGTAAGTAATGCGATACGAAACTTCAATAGTGCTTTTACCGATATTGAACTCGACCAAAAGGAGAAGGATAAATACGCGGCTTTCATTAAAGATAAACTCACCTTCGATGCTATTGATATGGTGGGTAAGATGCCAGAATATGAATCTAAAGCGTTAGATGAAGCATATAAAAGAGCAGAGGAGGTTAGAGGTACAACCCCTTTGTTAGCTGAAACCATCGTTAACAATACCATTGCCGAACTGAATGATAAGTTTGTTGCTGCCTTCAAGTCCTATATGGACAATCTAATGAAGGCGCAGAAGTATTTAGATATGCCTATCGACAAGCAGATTGAAGCGGATAAGCAAGCGTTGCGCGACTACTTCAAAGGTTTTCAGAATATGGGCATCATATCCGACCCATACCAGCAAGCCAAAGCCGATATTGCCGCACTCAAAGCCCTCATTCGCCTAATCAAGAACGGCACTATCCGCACTTTATCCGACCTTGAGCAGTACCTCAAAGAGCGGAACAAAGGCATGAACGACGCTATGAGGCGTATATACAAAGCCGCGCAGCACTTCATGGACGACGACAACGAGAATCCAACGGAAGATATGCTTGCGGAATACTACGACGCTTCCAACCCTAAGCCTGAACCCGAACCTAAGCCCGAACCTGAATCAGACGATGACGACTTCGATGCTACAAGGTTTGGTCCTACTGGAAAGAAGAAAGAGAGGGGCTTCATCAAGAACCTTCCACAAGGTGTTAAGGACAGCATAACCAAGATTGAAGACAAGCATGGTCGTGACATCTTGTTATACGACACTTACCCCGACGAGAAACTGATAGCTGATGCCAAGGCTATATGGGCGGAACTTAACAACCCCGACGCGGTAGCGGTATTGATAAGCCGCGACAACAGCGTTCACCCAGCAGTCAAGATGGCCTTGTCCATCATGTATGCGTCGCACCTCAACCAACTTGCGGAGCAGGAAACAGATCCATCAAAAAAGGATAAGTACATCGAACAGCGCGACGAAGTGCTTGCTTATATCGGAACGAGGGGTACAGACTTTGGTCAGGCTACTAGCTTCCTTCGCTTCTTAGAGTTGATGCCTGCATCTACCGCAAGTGCTTCCATGCGTCAGATAGCCCACTCTATCGTCATGAAGCGGTGGGAGAAAGCAAGGAATCGCATTGTAGATGTGGTTGCCGAATACGACACGGCAGTCAAGAATGCACGTAGGGAGGCGGTAACGTCCAAGCCCGTAGAAGCAGCGATGGAGGTAGCCTTCAATCAGATGCAAGGCAACAGTCGTAGGGCTTCCGAAGGCAACGAGAAGGCGATAGCTAAAACACGCGCAGAGGCGATAAAAAAAGTGCGTAATAAGGCTATCGAGAAGCTGGAGAAGCTGAAAGCCGACGTTAGCGGTAAGATGTATTCGGGAGGCGTTTTCGTATTGGTGTGGAATGCAGGTATAGACGCAGCTATCGTAGCGGTTAAAGGCGGTGCTTCCTTCGCTCAAGCGGTAAACAAGGCTATGGAAGCCGCGAACAAAGCCGCTATAAACACGCTAAGTCCCGAAGAAGCTAAGACCTTCACCGACAAACAAAGCGACGACTTCCGCGCTAAGATTGAAGAGATGCTATCTGACGTGAAGCAAGCGGAGATAGACGAAGCTAAGAACATCGACAACCTAACGGAGAAGGAGAAAGAGGCTTTTGTCAAGCGGACGCTTAGCGACTTGAGGGTGCAGGTACGTAAGGTGGTGCAAGAGCATAACCCTAACAACCTTATCGGAAAGACCTTAGCCCAGCAACTACATTCCGATATTGATGGCCTCACTCAAGAGCAAGCCAACAGTATCGCAAGGGCTATCGACGACTATGTAAACAAGAAGGTCGAAGATGCCAAGAAGAAAGCGGTTGAGGCGATTATCAATAAGCTGGCCAAGGCGAGAGTTGATGGTACGCCACTAACCAAAGAAGAGAGAGAGGCTATATCGGCCAAGCTGTTAGACCTTATCAAGAAGGGTTATCCGGTTGACAAAGCCGTGAAGAATGCTTTGGGTGAGGTTATAGGCACGGAGTTACCTTCCGACTTCGACACTAAGGTTACGGATTACAGGAAGGCTATTGATGAGGCCAAGACGGAGGGTGAGCGGACGCAGGCTTTGCAGGATATGGCCGACTACGTGGCTAACAGTACTGGTGGCGATACCGTTATGCAGTACTTAGAGGACGTGTGGTTTGGTAGTATGCTGTCAGGCTTTAGCACGTCGGCACGTAACGCCTTTGGCCTTGTGTATAATACGCTTACTAAGCAGTTTCCCGCATTTTTCTACCTGCTTTATAACACTAAGGATTTCAAACTTGCTTCACAAGGGTTGGTAGGCTTTATACAGGGTGTTGCTAATAACTTGGAACACGCTAAGGATGTTATTGTTAGCGGTAAGCAGTACGACCGAGGCTTTGGTGTTGAGCCACGTAGGCTTATCGAGCGCAAGAGCTTCAAGGAGGTTATGGACATGATGCCTGTTAGTGGTGATGCAGAAGCGTGGAAAAAGGTAGGTAATGCAGTACTTAGGGTGGCAACAGCAGGAACATATCCTGTCGCTAAGTATATGCCACGGCTTTTAGCCGCTACCGACGTTCTCTTCTTTGGTGCAGGCAGGGAGAGTGCTTTATACACCGACGCTGTTATTGCTGCATACCAAGCGGTCAAAGAGAGGAAAGGCGGTGGTAAGGTTACATCTAAAGAGGTGATGCAATACGCCCAAGAGAACTACCTATTCAACGACCAACCCAATATGGCCAAGTTCTTAGCGGAGGCGCAAAAAGACCTTGCAGCTCAAGGTAAGACTATTGGGAAGGTTAAGATGAAGCAGTTGCAACGTGAGTATATGCAGGCTTTCAGGGAGAGGATGGGTGATGCAGGTATGTTAGCCGACGCAAGCAGGCAAGGTGCAATGCTCACCTATAACTACGTACCCGAAGGCACATTAGGGCTGCTATCAAGGTGGCTTAACAGGTGGAGGGCTAAGATACCTTTGCTCAAGTATATCATTCCTTTCGTTAACATACCTATCAACGTGCTTAACCAACAGATAGACGCAACGCCTTGGGGGTTAGTCCGTGGTATCATGGGTGAAACGTCCGTTATCGGTGGCTTAGGCAAGAAGGCTAATGCAGGAAGCCCCTTCGCTAAATACTCTAAGGAGATGGCAGGCTACGAAAGGTATGAGGTGTTAGCCAAAGGTATGATGGGTACAGCTTTGATAATGGCCTTGATGATGTTCGACAACGGAGAGGATGAAGAGCAGACGATGGAGATTACGGCTGGCGGTACTTACGACTACAACAAGAACAGGGAGATACCGGGATATATGGAGTACTCGGTGAAGATTGGCGATACCCGTATCAGCTACAAAGACTGGCCTATTGCTCCCATTTTAGCTTTCTATGGGGGTCTTATGGATTACAAGCGATATGGAGCTAAGGAGGGTGAGAATGTTGCCATGCTTGTTTTAAGCCGACTTGCCAAATATATCAACGATGGTACATGGTGGGGTAATATGGTCGGCCTTGTAGGTTTGATTAACCCTGCGGTAGTTACAACAAAAGGCAGGAGCATACCGCAAGAACTTACCGAATCCACTATCCGCAAGGTGATGACCTTAACGCCTGTCGGTTCGGGGTTATGGCAGCAAGGCATGAGGCAGTTCTACGAGATGGTAGAAGAGCCTAAAAGAGGCAACCTGTCGAGGTCTAAGGATTACGGTGGACTGGAGGCAGGGTTGAAGAATAGCCTCATGCGTGTTGGTACTACGATACCTGTTATCAGGGGTGAGTATGGGGTGGTGTATAACAGCTTGGGTATGCCTATAACCGAGAAGCAGGCGGTGTTGCCGTTTGAAACGATGGAAGAAGATACGTCGGTAGTAGGTAGGTTGTATAAGGCTTTTACCGAAGCAGGTGTTAGCGTGGGAGTGCCGAAAGTGCCGGAAGTAGGTATCGTGAACTACAACACTATGGAATCGCGCCCTATGAACGATACGGAGTATGAGCTGTATAAGAAGCTAAGTGCGGACTATACAAGAGAGGGATTAGTACCTCATGTGGAGTTGATAGAGGCTTTTGGCGAGGTGTATAAGCTACGTAAGAAGCTGGATAGGGTTGAGGATGGTATCCCTGTGTTTAAGGATGAGGCGAGTAGGGCTAAGTATGCGGAGATGGAGAAGAAGCTGTTTGACTTAGACTTTGAGATTACGCCTGATATGATTAAGGAGAACTACGTGGGTAAGGTGTTGAAGGGCGTTAAGGCTGATGCGAGGAAGCGTGCGCACTTTAGGGTGAGCATGAATAGGAACCCTGATGCTGCGGAGGCTGCTGGGTTTGATAGTGAGGACTTCGCTATTGACGAGATGGAGCTGCTTCGTAAGAGGCGATAACAAAGAAGCCACCTCTTTATCGGGGTGGCTTTCTTGTTTTTACTTTGGGAATAGTATCGTTTTTTGCGCTGTGAATGCGTCAAATCGCTTGCAATGCTGGTAGAAATACTCGCTATCCAATTCACAACCTATAAACGGAAGTCCTGCCTTAGCGGCTGAAATGCGGCTGGAGCCACTACCTAAGTGAGTGTCTAAGATGGTATCGCCTTCTTTTGCGTATCGTGCAAAAATCCAATTATAAAGACCGGTCGGTTTTTGGGTTGGGTGAATGCGGTTAGCTTCTGCAGGGTGCTTGTCGAATTTTTTTGCGCTTGAATCAAAAGAAGTCCATGCTAATTCAAATTGAGCAAAGGTTACATCTTCAGAAAATAATTTATCCCACAAAAGCCAGCATGATGAAGGTGGAAGATATTCTGTCATATAATTACCACCCCAAACAATCTGATTAACAGAAACTTTCTTTAAAAAATCAAAATACTCTTTTGGCGGTATGCTTAAATCTTTACCGTAAAATTTATGGTAATCGCTTTTTTTATCACCCTTTCTTCTTCCCATTGATATATTAACCCCAATCCCATAAGGAGGGTCAACGCAAGCAAGCTGGATTGATTTATCGGGCAATTGCTGCATTAAATCCATGCAGTCCATGAGGTAAACAACGGAATGAATCCCGCGCTCATCGGTATATTCGTGCTTGTCCTTGTAGCCTGTTATCATACTGCTTTCTGCCATTCGTATCGTACAGGTTCAGTCCAACCGAGTTTATTGCAGTTAAGCTCCACGCGCCTACGATGCTGGTAGTGACGTGGCAAATCCCTAAAGTCGCCTGTCAAATGCGCCCTGTATCGTGCTTTGATGAAGGCCACATCTGCTTCCGTAATGTTGGGTATATCCGACATAAACTTATCCTTATACAAGCGCAAAGCCTCACATTCGGGCTTCTCCACCCTATGTCGTACAATCGAGTTGTCGAACTTTCGCGGTACGTTAGGCGACTTGTAATGCTGGTTACGCAGGTGCTTGATACCGTCGGAGTAGCCGCCTGAATAACGGTATAGGCTGGCGGACGAGATGTTGAGCATGGCTGCAATATCCTTGTATGTAACCTTGTTAACGCGGTGCTTTTGAATGAAGGCCACAAGCTCTTCTTGGCTCATGCGAAGGCCATACTTGGGTAGTTCGTCGTCGCTTTGGCCTTTGAAGCGGTTGAGCTTAGGTCTTTTGAATGTGGTGAATAGCCTTGCTTTCTTGAAGGCACTACGGAAGGGGGAGTAGAAGCTGTTGTGGCTTACTGATGTAGAGGCGTTGGTGTAGCTTATGAGATATATGGCTTCGATGCCGATGTTTTTATGCAGGGTTTTTACGCCTACATTGCGTATTATCTCTGATGCTAACCGCCATGTGAGTTTGCCGTCTTGGGCTTTCACTAAATCCTCAAATTGGTCTTTGGTCATGAGTTTGTTGTATTGCTTTGAAAATTTGAAATGCTACTTGTGGGACGATTGCATTACCCATTGCCTTTATGGCTTCTCTTCGCCATTTAGAAAGGGTAATAGAAGATAGTTCGGAGGAAACCCCATTAGTTCCGTTACAAACAGGGGATTGAGTTGGGAACTTTTCCCAGTTTGGATGAAATAATCCGGTAGGCTGTTGGTATGATTCCTTCCTGCTTCTTCTAACGCTTCTGTTGACCGTGACCCCTTGTAATCCCTGGTCGCTGGCGTTGGTAGTAGTCCGCTTACAACCATTTTCGCTATTGTTTCCTCCAAATTTCCCTTGTTCCGGCTTGCTAAATTCTCGCTGTTTAAGTCGCATTGATTGACCTTGTTCGCTCTTGGCGTTGGAAGTAGGTTCATGCTTAAGGCTCTCGCAAGTGTCACGCTGTGCATTGACCCTTCCTTCACTTGCGTTGACTTCATGTTGGCTGTTGCTCCCGTGCTGTCCATCGATGTTACGGTAGGCAACAAACCAAACTCTATCCCTTCTGTGCGGAGCGTTGACACCGCAAGCTGGAAGTACATACGTTTGAACTTCGTAGCCCGAAGTTTCCAAGTCAACACACACTTGCTCGAAAACCACCCCTCCATCGAGATTAAGGATTCCGAAAACATTTTCTGCCACGACGTAATCCGGCTGAACTTCCCGAATGACTCTAAGCATTTCCGGCCAGAGGTATCGGTTATCGTCTGTCCCTTTTCTTTGCCCTGCAAGGCTGAACGGCTGGCATGGAAAGCCTCCTGTGAGAATAACCCCCCCTGCTCTCCAATTTTCACCAAATTTTTTTTCTGCTTGCTCATTGATTAAATTTCCTGTTAGAGTATGAATGTCCGAATGATGGTAAGCGTTAGGCCAGTAGTATTGAAGTACGTGATTTCCAAACTCGTTTATTTCGCACGAAACAACGTTTGTCCATCCCATCCATTCGGCAGCAGTTTCAAAGCCGCCTATACCACTGAATAGGCTAATTACCTTCATTGTTTGGTTCGTAGATGTTGCCTATTACTTCGCAATGTTCGATAAGCTCATGGACGAGCATAGCGTCCTCGTTGATGTAGTCGAAGCCTACCTGTTTAAGCCTGAATGCCGACTTCTCGTAGGCTACTTCCGCTATCCACCAGAAGCCTTTTGCATCTTCGGTCATATCTTCTATCCACATTCGCACGATGTCGCCTTCATACACTTTCCTTCCGGTGCTGTCAACGCTGCCTGTAAAGAGCATGAGCGGACAGTTTGAGTAGTGGTGCATGAAGGATGATAGTGTTTCGAGGTCGGGTTCGCCTTGGTAGGCCATGTGTTGACCTGTCCATGCTCTAAATTCGTGTGGGGTTACTTGGGTTGACATAGTGTTTTTAGGGTGAAGGGTTCGTGGCCTTTAGCGGTGACGTAGATGACAGCCATCTGCCTTATGCCATTAGCTAAGGATTGGGCTTTCTTGAGGGTGTTGCAGTTGCTATGCCAACTGTAATCGGGAACGGTGACTACCCTATCTTCTTTGAGGTAGTGGATTTTTAGCAAGCACCGCGTTCTCATGGGTAGGCTCATGCTAACAGTTTTAGTATGGTTGTGGATAACGCCATGCCTATAACGCTACCTGTGGCAGCACCAGATGCGTAGGCTATTCTTTCCGGAAGTGTAGAAGCGGCAATACGACGGACGTTGAATGTCCAGATATAGGATATAGCGAAGCCTGTTATGGCTGTGCCTACATAGTGCTTGTGTGCGATACAGGCGGTACTACCTGCTACGAAGAACACCTGAAAGAAGGCCGTAGTGAATAGCTTGAATAGGTTGCTCATGGCTTCACTCTTTTGTAGGTGGTGTAGTCAAGGCGAAATCCATTCCATACGAGAAACCGTTTCTGTGCAGTGCCTACACTTGTCTTTCTCACTTGGTGTACGTGCATGGACATATTGGGTTTGGTGATGACCTTCATGGCCACAAGGTAGTTGCCGTTAGGCAGGGTGGTTGTCTGCTTGACTTCACCTTTGAATACCATTATACCCATGTAGTACATCTCTATGAACCTATGTGAGGGCTTTTGAGTGCATTCAAGGCAGCATACGGAAGACGCTTGGGATAGCTTGCGTATAACAGGCTCTATTTCAATTATTGCGCTTCGCTGTGTTGAGCGAGTAGATAGAGGGAAGTCGTGCTTGTTACTCATGGCTACTGTTTTTCGAGTTCGGCTATCCTTGCTTTGAGTGCTTCGATGGTTACGGCTGTGGCGTAGTCGTTCACGCCTCTTACGTCGCCTTGTGTGATGCGGTGCGCTGCTGTGGCGTAGTCGCGGTTAAGGTCGTACAGGATGCCGCTTGTAGGCTGCTTGATGAAGTCCGCTATGTCGTAGGTACGGATGTCGGTGGCCGTCATGATGGTAATCTTACCTTCCGCTTTGGCCTTGTCTATGTCGTCTAAAAGCTGATTTTTCATGGCCACAAATCTATGTTGTGGGTTGATAGCAAAATGCAAAACTATGTTAAGTGTGGCAGGACTTCGTAGGCTACAACTACTTTAGCGGTGTGGTAAGACACAAGCGGCACGCAACTTTTTTTTCGCAATGCGTGACGCAAGTAAAAAAAGATTATAAGTTTGCTACGTGAAAATCGTTGTAGCAGGCGATAAGAAATTGGATACAATCCAAACACCATACCCCGTCATAGGTGACTGCTACCACCTATGTTCGGGGTTTTTGGTTTTTAATAATCATGGCTTCTAAGAAAGCAATACCGTGGTTTAAGGTGTCAAGCAACTTTGATTCAGAGCAAGTTTGGCAAACCATCGACATTCATTATCCTAACGAAGGGATAGGCGTTACCATGAAAATGTTGGCATTTTTATCACGACAAGAAGGCTTTAAGTCTAATGTCGAAATCTTGTCAAAGTTTTGTTATAGATGCGTCACGGATAATGAAGAAATGCTGCATTACATTTTACACGAAAGTGGAATGTTTACCATTTCTCGTTCAGGCTTTGTTTCAAGTGAATGGCTTGATGAATCTGTAAAACAATATGTTACGAGAAGCGAAGGAGCAAAAGAGGCTGCTGCGAGTAAAGACCAGCTACCTACCCAGCTACCTACCCAGCTACCTACCCAGCTACTCGGGCAGAAGAAAGAAATAGAAATAGAAATAGAAATAGAAGAAGAAAGAGAGGGAGAAATAGAGAAAAAGAATGCAGATAATACTCCATTAGATAAACAGTCTAATAATAATTCTACTACTCCAGTAATTAAACATTCTACTATTACGGCCTCGAAAAAAAATTCGAGCCGAACTAAGCCCGAAGGCTTTTGGATTGGTGGTGAGAAATTTGAATCTATCGAGGACGAGAAACTGCACACGTGGATAAACCGAAACGTCCACAAGTTCTGCATGATGCAGGTATGGCTTGAAGAACACATCGTGCTTGATGCCTTTCAAAAGTTTTTCATAACCAACTGCCAGTTCTACCACACCACATGGCCTGGACTTCACTCCCACTTCTCCGCCTATTGCAAAAGCCTCAAAAAATCCGAGTACATCAACTTCGATAAGCCCAAAATAAGCAAGCAAGGCAAAGCCGTCCTCAACTACCTACAAATCATCAAAGAGCAAGATGGAAAATAAACTCTCCACAATCGTAAACAAGTCGCTAACAGAGCAGATAACCGAAATGCGACGCGGTGCTTCCATCAGAGAAGCAGAACCTTCCAAAATGGAAGACCTAATCATCAAAGAATGGGCTAAAACAAACCTATTCTGCGGTCAAGAAACAGAACTTGAAGCCATGAGAGTTGCTGTTGGGATGGTAGTGCCTGAAATAAAACGAAACTACCCACACATGAAAGCCAATGAACTTATCATAGTCTTTCAGGAAGGACGTGCTGGGAAGTTTGGTGAATACATCAGCTTCAACATGAAACTCCTACTGCAATGGATTCTCGCTTACAGCACTTGCTACGAAAGAAACGAAGCCGTACAAGCAGAGTTTAAGCAAAAGCAAGAGCAGGTTATGAGCAAAGAGGAGCGGACTATCGCCAACCTCAAGTCGATGATCTATGCTTTGACCGAACTTGAGAAGCAAGACTTCTATGGAAAAACATTCTACAACTCCGCCCTGAAAGAGGGTATTGAAGGGCTTTTGCTATACACGTACAACGAAGCATACAAACGTGGGTATATCGCTCCGCCTGAAAATGAGATTTTATCCGCCAAAAAGGCCGCTTGCTTAGACATCTTGCAATCTATGGGTATAGACCTTAGCCGAGAAGAAAACAAGGCTAAGAAAGCCTTAAATGAAATCATAGAAAGAGGGATGTATAAAAAAGAGGAAATAGATAGGATGCCAGAGGTTCATCAGAAGATGTATCACAAGGCTGTGGTTAAAGCAAAAATGGCCTTAGTGTCAAAATATAGGAATGAGATATTGTCCGGTTGTAGGTATGCTTTGAGCCAATTAATGGATATTTAGCATTGTTTAACTATCTGATATTTAGCCGTAAACTACATTTGCCTACATGAACACCGCGCAAAAACAGAGGTACGTAGCTGTCATAGACAGGCTGCTTGCATTGGAAGAAGAGGTCAACGCTATCCGCTTAGAGGCTAAGGCTTTGCATGAGGAACTTGACGTTAGAGGCTTGTCGGTTAAGGATATTTCGCTTTCGGAGTACTGCGACAACGATGTTGCTTCGGGCTTCATGCTGAAAGTGTCCGACGAGCTTGTTAGGATACACCACCTTCAAGCTATTGGGGAGATTAAAAAACAGCAGGTATGAACGCTAAGATGGAGCTGATAGAGGCGTTGGAAGGTCGCCCAGACGTTAGGTGCGCCAAGATTGAGTACAACAACGCTTCCTACATACTCAAGGAAGGCTACACCAAGAAGGAGTTTAGCGACTTCTTGAAGGAGATAGACTTCGACTACGACGAGGAGGAAGAAGATTTGTATGGTAATGTGTGGTTCATTGATGGAAAGGTTTTATGGCACGCTATATTACCCTTCCCTGACGCTGGGTGGTATATCGATGGTATTGCGATACCTCAAGAGTGCAAAAGGTAGTTACGTAATTCCAATGCAAACGATAACAATAAGCCGAAAGCTGTTCGATGAAGCACTTGACCAGCTAAAAAGGGCGCAAGAAGACAAATACGCCCATACTACACAAAACGTCATTGATGGGCTTGAAATAGCGTTGCGCCAACCTGTAACCCCTCCTCTTTTTACCGATAAGGAGCAATTAGCGCAGTTTATCCAAGTGAACATACCTATTTGGGTAAAGCCTACAAAGAAGTCCAAGACAGTCTTTGTCGGGGTCTTTACAAGCAATAACGCTATGAAGGAGACAGTCGAAGCGTTAACAGATAAACTTTGGGAGAAACTAACTCAAAATAACCCTACCTAAAAAACGAACACTTAATATGAAAATTAGCAATTTAGATAAAATGAACAATTCAGAACAAAAATCCCAATCTTGCCAAACCGATGTTAGGCGTAGTTTTTCTTTGGAGCAGTATCGTCAAATGGCAGAACGATTTAATAAAATGTCGTTTCGTGATAAGATACTGACTATTCAAAAGAATAGCGATATTCTAACATTGGCATCAGATGGTAATTGGTGGGGAGTAAAAGTAAAAGATGCTGAAATGCAAGAGCAGCTTTATGATAATGAATGGCAGTTTAATATTGTCAATGAGTGGGGTAGTAGTGAAATGTTTGACCTTGTCGATTTGTTAGGAATTGGCAATACGGATATTTAAAATTACGCCTAACCCCTAAACACGCAACTACCTACTCCTCGTAACCGACACAGACACCTCGACACCCAAGTGCCGAAGCAGTATCATAATATCCCTATCCCTCGGTGCTTTGCTCATAACCAGCTTCTTCTTACAATCCAGCCAATGCGCCACCTTCTTCTCCGGCAACTCCAACTCCGCGCAAACAGCACCCACGTCCAACTTCCTCTCCTTTATACACAACCACGCGGCCTCCCTCGCTGATTGGCAACACTTCAACAAAGACCAATACAGCAGCTCCGTATAAGGGTCTTTCTTCGTAACCTTTCCCATACAAGCAAAATTAACAAAGCCTAACAAATAGGTTTTTTAATACAAACCATCTTTGAACCATGACCAAAACAGAAAATTGGACAGGTGAGCTTCTCGACAAGTACCCACTAAACGCCTTAGTAGGTGACGACTTCGACGCTTACCTCTACGCGCCCGCGCTTCAATCGTCCACCATCAAAGATGCCATAACCTCGTTACGGCACTATCACTTCTTCAAAGCCGTGAAGAAAAAGTCCTCCGCTATGGACTTAGGAACCATGATACATTGCGCTATCATAACCCCAGATCTTTTCGGCAGCACCTACGTAGTCTTTGACCCCGACCAACGACCAAGCCCAGAGCAGACCTTTGGAGCGAAAGTCAACAAGGAGTGGAAAGAGAGAATCTACTCCGAAGCAGAAGCTAACGGCCAAATCCTCATAGACAAAGAGGATTACGCCAACTTTGAAACGCTCATGGATTGCTACATGGCCTCCGAATGGCCGCAACACTTCGACGACCAAGACCTTGTAAGCACCTTCCGAGAAGTGAGTCTATACACCCCACTATCATGTGGGTACGTCTTCAAAAGCAGGTTTGACTTCCTGCAAATAGTTCACAATGAAGATGGCGAGATAATCAAAGCCATCATCACCGACCTCAAGACTACCGACGATGCACACCCCTCCGCCTTCCTGCGCGACATCGACAAGTTCCGCTACGATATTCAGGACTACACGCAGATTATGGCCTTATCGTCTATCCTACCCGAAACGGTAGAGGTGGAAAGAAAGATTCTCGCCTTGTCCAAGAAGCCCCCTTTTGGTATCCAAGATTACTACATCACGGTATCTGCAAGGGCGCAAGCCAAGCAGGACTTCGAGGTGGCGTTACAGTCTATCATAGACTACCACGAAGGGAATATAGCTGTACCCTCCAGCTACATAGCCATGCCAGTACCCTACGAAGTGCCAGCATGGAAGAAGAAAGTAAATGTTGATCCTTTTTAATAACACGATATGGAAACCACGTTTCAGAATTACGCACACCTGCAACCAAAAGACCCGTTAGATTGCGGCTACCTTGCAGATGGAAAGCCAGGCATGATTATCCCTGCCATGATTAAAGTCATGAAGGGTATATCCGCTATCGGCAAAGACCAGAAAAACAAAGACCAAGGCTTTAACTACCGAGGTATCGACGATGTGTATAACCACATTCAGCCTTTGTTAGCCGAGAATGGTATCATCTGTCGATTCAGGCTTGTGATGTCCGACGAGATGGAAGGCGTTACCAAGAGCGGTACTGCTAAGATGCGCGTGCTGGGCTTGTATATGGCCGACTTCTTTGCGGAAGATGGTAGTAGGTTCACGGTAGGACCACTCATGGGAGAGGCAGCAGATACAGGCGATAAGGTTTACAATAAGACCGCCTCTATCGCAGACAAGTACCTGCTTCTTACTGCGTTCAAGATACCTACCAAAGACCCAGAGGGAGATAGCAAAGACCCTGATAGCCGCACTCCAGAGCCGCACGAAGGTGGCTATCAACGCAAGCCTAAAACCACTCCTCCTGCACCTAAGCAAGCTGCAACACCTGCACCTGTTACGGGTATTCAACTTACGCCAGTTACACCACCACCTCCTGCATCTGCTGGAGAGCCTATGATGTCGGCAGAACAGAGAGCAACGCTGTTGTCGTACTGGAAGACAGGCATGATGAAGAAGGTGTACGGTGAAGAAACCCCTGCCAAGCTGGAGCTTATCAAAGCAGGTATCACCGCCAAGGAAGCGGATGCCTTCATAAATACCATCAAAGAGTATGGACAATAAGTGTTTGATTATAGCCCCTGATGTTATTCGGGGGCTACAACCTAATGAGGTATTCGTCTTTCCTACATACAGGTCAGGTAATCTGTATCGTGGGTTAAGCACCCAGTTGTTTATCGGTATCAACGGATATAAAAGCCCTGATATACCACGCAAGGGGGCGCAAGGTAGTCTGTATGGCATTCGTGTTATGAACACGCCTAAGAAGGGCGATTTCAACGCTGCCTTACAAGAGGAGATGAACGCTTTTGTTCAGTTTGCATGGGCGCACCAAGAGTATCTGTTTCTCATGAGCAAGGATGGATGGAAGGGGAAAGGTGCTGCGTTCCCTTTCGACTTGGAGAGGTTTGTGGAAGATGCTTACAACGTGGGCAATATCGCGGTGTCGCCTATCATCTACAATCATTCGGGTTTCTCGTGTAATCATAGGAGGTTAGGCGATGAAAGGTAAGAAACTGTACTTGAAGCAGCCTATGGTTGTGGAAGGTACGCTGAATGATACTGTTATCGGCAGCGTTAGCAACAACTTCGTAGCTATTGACAAGTCGCTTCTTACGGAGGTAGATTACAGGCAGATGGTTGTGAGCCTTATTGAGGCTATTGAGGGAGGCAAGGATATAGATGCCAAGGTGTTGGCACGGTCTTATGCCTACTCTTTGGAGCATGAGGCTGTTAAAATAGGTTAAAGCGAATGTGTGCGATAATGCGCTTGTATATTTGCGATGTGTTTGTCCCCGATGCGAATCGGCGAGTTAAGTGTGTGAAATGCGAAGCATAGCTTCTGACAGCCGGAAAGACGGCACATGGAGAGGTGGCGGAATGGCTACGCATAGTAAGTGTTGTTGACATCATATCTGCTCACTACCTCACTACATACAGGTTCGAGTCCTGTCCTCTCCACAGCCGTGTGGCTTCTGATTTTGCGACTGCCTTGCCCCTCTTCGGAGGGGTTTGGTGGTAAAAGCAAAACAGTTATGACCAACTACGACCTTTTCCTGATGGCTCAACGCCTCGCAGGATTCCAGCTAACGCCACAGCTATCCGCATTCCTCTACGACATGGCTATCGCCATAGACGAAAAGCCTAACAAGGTGGGTATTAAAGAGGTGTGCGAGTTTGCTGCAAAGCATGACATTCTGAATGATGCTTTTGACATCAAGAGAGAGTGCCTTACTTTCTACTTAGCCTTCCTGAAAGACCCTGACCCAATAAAGGTTCCTGCCGAGCCGCAAGCCGAAGCGACTAAAGAAGAAGAGCCTAAACCCTTTAGGCTTGAGGTGGGAAAATGCTACAAAAGGCGCGATGGTGAGATAACCAAGCCGTTAATACAAAGCGATTCGGAAAATTACCCATTTACAGACGGGTCCAAGACGTGGGCATCTGATGGCACTTTTCTTTTTGAATATAAGCCTCACAATTACGACCTAATCGAAGAGTATATCGAACCCAAACCTAAACCCTTTAGGCTTGAGTATGGAAAGAAGTATAAATCGAGGAGTGGTGTAATACATGGGCCATTAGTTGAAAATGATGGCCAACATATAAAAACCCACCCATTTAGATGTGGATATTTTACATGGAAAGAAAACGGACAATGGGATAAAAAAGGCCATTCAAACCACCCATTTGACCTAATCAAAGAGGTAGAATAACGCCAAAGCCCAGTTAACCGCTGGGCTTTTTTTATGGCACAGGCACAAGCAGCCCCACAACAGCAACAGCCTTCCACACTTTATTCCACCGCCTAAGCCGCCTTGTATCCCTACCCAAGCTATCAAGAGCCGTACTATCCACACTCCTCTGCAACCGCATCTGGTCAACAGCACCTCGAAGCAAGCCCCTCTCCGCTATCAATCCATCAACAACGCTATCCCTCTTCACTATCTCCGCAACCAAGCTATCGCCAAAAGCCACCACAGGCTCATACACGACGCTACACACCTCGGAGGTAACAATACTCTTCACCTCCTTCCACCGATCCACAATCTTAGGCGTGGGTGTAACACGTGACATAAGGCTATCCACGACCTTCTTAACGCTATCCGCTTCCTGCATAAGGCTATCGGCTTTCATAGCGTGCGACCTATCGTAAACGATAACGGCATCCTGCTTCTGTCCGCATTGATGCAGAAGCCCTACCAAGAGAACTCCTGCCACGACCGCGAGGACGAAGGTACTAACCTGCCATCGGAACGGACTTTCATTCATGAGGTCGCGTGTTTAATCAAGGCCGAACTGATAGCGTCGCATACCTGATTGAAGTGCCTAACATATCTATCCATATCGTCTTTATTCGAGATAAAGCACGTTTCGATAAGCACATTCTCTCCAGTAAGCCTCATCCATCCGAGCCTTCCGTGGTGCGATTGCAACTCCGTCTTTACGCCTCTATTCCTGAATCCGATAGCTACAATACCATTGCAGATGTCGGTGGCGATACCTCTTTCCTTGGTGGTAGGCACTTCCGGCACAAGTACTTCTGTACCGTTAGCGGTGGGTGATGCTGCATTGAAGTGTATGTCAACGACGATACATCGAGAGGTGGTCTTGTTGCGAAAGAAGCGGATTGTTTCTGCTAAGATGTTTCTGTTTTCGTCGGTGACGACGGTTATTCCTGCTTGTCGTAGGCTTGCGGATATGCGGTCACGCATACGTACAGCTTCATTGCCTTCTATATACATTACGCCCGAATGTGTGGCTGCTGCACCACGGTCACGGCCTATCTCATTGGAGTGACCTGCTGAAAGGTAAACGGTTCTTTTCATTGTTTGGGTGTTGTAAATTGAGAGAGTTCGACGATGACAACGCCAGCTATCGCCATGAGTTCCTGCGTTGAGAAGGTGTTATCTGATAGCATTTCGTTAGCTACGATGATGCCTACAACAGCTTTAGCGACGATGATAACGCGCTGCCAAAAGAGGGGTGTTGGTGCGGTGTACCGCTTCCATAGTTTGGTAAACATGACCAAAGTTAACGATTAACATAGTTTAGCAAATGGATACAAATGAGGTTGTTAGGTTTGTGAAAGCAAACTAAGCTATATGATACTAAACTTTTCGGTCGATAAAGACCAAGCGCAACAGCTTGTTGACCTGTATAACAGGCTAACAGGCGAGAAAAAAATCCTCATTGAGGCGGGTAAGCGATACCGTCGTCGGGATGGTAAGATTTCGGGCGAGATAGTTGCGAAAGATGGCGATTCTTACAAGTACAAAGACTTGGATAATCATATTAATTACACCTGTTTAGGTGAGCTTTATTCTTGGCGAACAGACGAGTGGGATTTAATCGAAGAAGTATGCAAGTAATCCCCAAGAGCCAATTCGTGTACCGCATGGAGTGGGTAGAAGACGAGCGCGTGGTTAACGTATTCAAGGCAACCCAAGATGGCTCAACCCTTATCTTTACATTCGATGGCGGTAAGTACCTCATGCCATACGACCTACGAGAGAACCCCGACGAACACGTAAGATGCCTACGCGAACTATCGCAGTTCATAACAGAGGCGAGAACCCAATTCATTGACTACATCAAAACCAAATACCAATAACCCATGAGCGAACAGCAGAAGAAAATCTATGTCGGCAACGGCAAGATTGTACGCAGAAAAAATGACGGAGCTATCATGTTCCGCAAGGTAGGCTTGAACCTTTCGCGTATCGCAGAGGCGGACGTAGAGGCGTTTATCAAGACGTTACAGTCGGGAAAGCAAATCCTGAATATCGTTATCAACGACTTGCAAGAGCCTGACCAATACGGCAACGATGTGTCTATCACTGTTGACACGTGGAAGCCCACTGGCGAGGGGCAGCCACAGCAGCAGGGCTACCAACGACGCGGCAGCTTGAATGCGAAGCCCGATGGTAGGATACAGGAGCAGGTAGGCGCACCGCAAGACGACGACCTGCCCTTCTAATTCCATCGAAATCGATGGGATTAAACCGCCCCGCACTGAAACAAATGCGGGGTTTGGGGCGTAAAAGCAAACCCTAAAAAAATGTCAGAAAAAAAAGTATCAGTTACCATTAAGTGTAAACAAGTAATGCACTTTGAACAAAGCGTTGAAATGGACGAAAGCGATTACGAGAAAATCAAAGATTTGAATTTTGAAGATGTCCAGGAAAGAAGAGAAAGAGAACAATATTCAGTTATTGAAGGCTACTTAAATTTTATGGATGTTCTCGAAAGTGATGATGAATTTTTAGATGTTCAAATTACCAAATATGAAGATTAACAGGGGTGTCTTTTAGCCTGACCGCCAACCCCAAAACACACAACTAAACACAATACGATGACAGACAAATTAACAAACCAAGAAAACGGCCAATCTATCCAAAGCGCTATTGACGGCAATACAGTGTTACCTGCCGTGCATTACGCGCCTTATGGCGAATGGGGCGGTGAACGTGTTAATTGCAATAGATATTTCGCCACCGATGTAGCACATACTGGCAATAAGGACAAGGTAACGTGTAAGTTTTGTCAGCGTCTTTTGCATGGCAGGTAACCCCAAACACACAATCCAATGCAAGACACAATCACTCCTATAATCATTCCGCGTTACGCGACGCTTCACCTTGTGGCCTATTCCTGCATGGTGTACGCGGAAGACGCTCGGCATCACAGACAGCACCCCTTAGCCGATAAGGTATTCAAGGCTATGAGGGCTTACAAATACGAGGTGGAAAAATTCCACCCCGAGATGAATTTTAACCTTGTGGCCGATTTACAACTTGAAATATCCGAGCAGCTTGTCGAACAATCCGAGCCGCTATTTACATACGATACCAAGTATTATGTAATGATGTGTATCTACCTGAATGCAGTTAACGAAGCAGCGTCCGACCTCATCAGAACCAAGGTTCCCTTCTACAAACATGAACTAAAGATTCTTAAAGATCTTGTAGAAAGCTCCGGAAGCCTACTCAAGAAGCTGGGCTGGGCATTTAAACGCGAAGGCTTAGACGCATGGGCAGCGATACTAAAACACAACCAAGAGGAGTTTACGTTATAATCCAATACCAATGACACAACAAGAGTTTTTTCAATCATTTTGCGGTGTATGCTTTTTTGAAACACCGCTAACGGCCAACGGTTACACATACGCCACCGATGCCTATGTTTTAATAGCCGCTAAAAACGAAGATGTTAACATCCAAGCTCTAGAGGGAAAGGAAAGTCACGCTTCCATCATTCTCGAAACAAGCTGCAATGAGCCTACAAATATCGACTGGTTAAAGTTGGATAGTATTCCACTTGTTGACGAGGTTATAGATGAAGAGTGCGATGAATGCGACGGCTTCGGCCAAGTTGAATATGAGTATTTTTCAACTAAAACGCAAAGAATTTACGGAATAGAAGACAAATGTCCTATTTGTAAAGGCGATGGAAGTTTTGAAAAGCGAACGGAAAAAAAAGTACCTAAGTTGTTTAATGTTAAATACAATGGCCTGTTTTTTAATTCAAAGTACTTTCTTAAACTTAAAGACCTTGAGGAGTTTGTAGGCGAAAAAGCAACCCTTGTGTATTTGCCTGTAGATACAAGACAGACTATTTTCAAGTGCGGGGTTTATACTTTGGTTATCATGCCGATTTTTTACCCTGTTACGGAATGTAAAACAATAGAGTTATGAGCTTCAAAATAGACTTTTTCGACCTAATGTGGTTGGCCGAAGCGGTTATACCACCTCGCCCGATAGCCCGTTCTGCTTGCTTCGATAGCTTTTCAGATGAGCATTACCACGCCATGACCGAAAATGAGCGAAAGCAGTTCTTTGAACACGTGCAGAAATGCCACGGTTTTACCCTCGAAAATGAGCAATGTCGGCACTTTTACGCAAGATTCAACCCCAAGAACCAGTACCGCGTAACCTGTTTACATAACGGGCAGGAAACGGTACACGAATGCTACTTGTTCAATGATTCTTACCATGTCACCTCAAGTAGGTGGATACCTCGTGACTACATAAAAAGCGTCACACGCATTCACGATAACTTAGACATTAGGCCATGACACCTTACAGCTACCCTGGATTAAACGTAGAATCAAACGAAAGCATACTCAACCAAGCAATATGGAAGGTGCTTTCTATACCTCATTTCTCCCATCTAACACCCGAAGAGGTATTAAGCAAGTCGAGGCATACACCCATATCACAAGCAAAGCACGTGCTAAGGTGCTTCCTCTTTAATCGAACAAAAAGCAAAAGTATCACCGCTTCAATCCTTGGCTGCGACCATTCAACAGTTATAAACTCTCTCAAAAGAGTGGAAGATATGGAAGTGGGAAACCCACAACTTTATAAGCAAATAATCTCCAAGCTATAAGCGCACAGCATACCTTTGTCGCGGGTGCTTGTGGCTCCTGCGTCGTCCAAGGGTTGGCAGAAATGTCAGCCCTTTGGCTTTTTATGCCTGCGAAGTACAGCTTAGCGTCATCAAGCCATTAACGCAAGCAAGCAAGTCCGCTCCCTGCTGCGACACCGCAAGCTCACTCCTTCTGAAACCCCATATCCGGTTGTCGTTACTCACAATCTGGATATACCCATCGGTAGTGTTGGCGACCTTCATAGTCACGCCATTCTTAGGGTAAGAGTAAATAGGGGTATCAGGGGTGGTGCTATCTTCTACAACAGTCACAAAAGTTGTATTGTCAACGAATAAAATTGCCATCGCTATCTTTGTTTACACGACAAAGGTATGCCATTTAAACGCAAAACATTCAAAGCCAAAGGCAAAAGTCACTCCAACGCCAAGAAAGTCATATACAACGGCATAGAGTTCGATAGCGGCCTCGAAGCGGACTTCTACAAGCAAGCTCTCCTGCGAGGGCTTCCCGTGGAGGTGAAACCCGAAACAGTAGTGTTACTCCAGTCCTTTGAGTTTGGCAAGACCTTGCGCGGATCTAAACACGTCGTCGATGGCATCAGCTACACCTACGACTTTCGTATAGGCAGCCACTACATCGAAACCAAAGGTATGCTCACCAAAGATGCGTCTATCCGTATCCGGTTGTTCAAGCACTACCTACTCACCCATCGCTCAGGCTCTTGCTTTTATATGCCTCGCAAGGCTACCGATATAGGGTTGGTTCTCGACCTGATACAAGGCATTCCACGCAAGAAACTAAAGAAGGCCAAATGAATGTCTTAGTAATAACTGGTGCGCTGATAACGAAGCGTACCAAAGAGATACGATATGGCCTCATGTTTTGGGGGACTATAAGACAGCTAAAGGCGGTGAAGGATGGTAAGGGAGGGTTGGACTATATCCCTGTTGACTTCAATGTAAAAGCCTACAACGTGGTTGCAGAGGCGTTACAGACGACGATAAAAGAAGGGGATATGGTGACTATATATGGGGAGTTGGAAAGCTACTACGCGGAGAAGGATGGCCAGAAGATACTACAAACGTATGTGTTGGCTCATAACATCAACAAGGTTGTGACTTTGGATAAGCTCACACTCATAGATGGACAGGCTCAAGCGGACTTAAACTTTATTACAGCTAAGACGAAGTTTGGCCAGAAGTTCAAGCGGACGTATAAGCAGAATAGATTCATGCGTAAACAAGACGAAGTATATGGACAAGGAGCAGGAGAGACAGGAAGCCTTTAGGGATGGGCAGCACAGGCAGCAGTACGTCCGTAATGGCGTGGTGCGCAAGTTTGTGGGGTATGGTAATAGGCGCGTAGCTCCCTTTGATAAGATACTTATCAGGGTTTGTTTGGACGACTTAGAGGAGAAGGATTTGTTTATTGATACGCGAGGTCAGGCGTGGGTTAACTTGCTTGTGTCGGAGAGGATAGACCAGACTATCAACCATACGCATAATGTTGAGGTTATCAGGCTTGGTGTTAAGTCGGAGAAGATGGAGGGGTTACATAGCTTGAAGCAGTTGGCTATGGGGGATACGGGAGTGCTGCGTAACGGTGTTGACAGCAATAAGATTCCTTATGGGGAGAAGGCTACGAAGTATAACGGCTTTGTGGAGAAGTTCAAAAAGAAAAAGCCCCCTAAGTAGGAGGCTTTCGCTTGAGTTGCCTATGCTAACGACTTCTTGTAACATAGGGCTTGTGGGTTAGGTTTAGTTTGTCGAAGGTTTTGGGTGCTGCGTACAGCTTGATGGGTTTGCGGTCGTGTTGGGTGACGACAGCTACGGCTATGTCGGTGTCTTTGATTTCTTTGAGCCTCGCCCAGATGTTGGGTATTCCGAGGGCTTTGGCTGATGCTGCGGATACTACGCCACCCCTTGTTATGAGGTGACGTAGCTTGTGCGCTTGTGAGCCGTGGCGGTTCATTATTTTGGTTTAAGTTCAATTAAAAGCATGAGCGTAAAAAAAGACATTACGCAACCCACTCTTGCTTGTTCGCTCCAATTAGATGGGTTTACTTCCCATAAAATAAAAGCGAAAAAGAGGTAACATAGAACAAAAGCAATAGCGTATTTCATGGCTTTTCTGCTTTAAGTTGCTCTATTTCCGCTTTCAGCTTGATAATTTCATTATGACATTCTTCCATGTAGGATTGCCCATCTGCTGCATTTTTCTGCATCTCCGCTTTCAGCCGTTCATTTTCGGCCATGATTTCGGGAAGGCGTTTGAGGTCTTCGATGTCGCATAGGTGTTGAACGAGGTCGTAATCGTGTTCTTGACTTTTTATAAAAATTCCGTTTGGTGAATACGTGTAGCCTCCTTTAGGCTTGAAAGGATAATCACGATTTCCATCGTCTTTAATATCAATCCAATCAACCCTCCCATCCCTCCTCAAATACACTCCGCCTACGTGCAGTTCTGTGAAATTCTTTTCCATGTTACAGCGTTTCAAGTTCAGCTTTAAGTTCAGCGATTTCGTGCTCCAGTTCAATCACATACAGCTCGTGCAGTTTGCTCAAAATGCGCTTGTTTCTTACCGTATTCTGCACAATATCAATACCGTTGTCGTATGTAAGCTCCATTTTTTTTAATTCAAGGGTTTTGTCTTTGGCATCTTTCAGCACATTCTCACAAACAACAAGGGTAAGAACTAGCTCTTTCGCCCTCTCAAGGTTTTCCAGTTTCATTACGCCTTCCTCCAGTTATGTCTGCCGGATGCCTTCATTCTGCGGTGGTGGTTACGTGCGGCTTTCCGTGGGTCGCCCGAAAACTGCACTCCGTGGAACGAAGCCTTGCTTGCCTCATAAAGCATTGGGTCTTGGGCTACAACTTCTGATTGATTACCACCTAACGCGGTGGCCATGCCCAAAAGGGCTGCTAACTTTTCCATTGTCTTATTGGGTTTACTTGGTTTTCTTTTTTACGGAGGCGATTAACTTAGACTGCTTGTGTACCTCCTTACACAAAGCCCTTAACTCTCTCTCATGCTTACCAAAGCGAAGGCGGGCAGCCTGATTCCCTTGTAAAGCACTTGCCACATCCTTAGACATAGCGTCCAACACTCTCAAAGTGTCATTCAATGTATTCATATTATTGGTTTTGGGTTTAGTATTCAATTGTTATCCATCCTTCGTAGTCGAAGGTTATACCGCTACAACATACCGACAGCTCCTCTAACGCCTCTCTCCCATCCCATGAGTGGTGGCTGATGCAGATAAACGCATTCTCTTCATCAATAACGACGTGCGGTTGGCATTCGCAGTTGCGCGACATAATGTGTTTATGCGTATCGTTAATAGGGATAACGTGGAACCTAAAGATTCCGGCATCTCCCCCGTTATTCCTTCCCTCTTCCTGCATCTCTCTATCTCTCTAAAGACATTCAGGGCAAAGGTAGGACTGCACTCATACTGCGCACGAAACTCCTTATACGTCAGCTTCTCGGTATTCCTTACCACGGCATCGAGGATACAGTAGTTGTTAACCTCTTTGTAGCTAACGCATCCCACCTTAGTAATCGACCATATCATTAGCTTGATATTGACATAAGGCACGGTGGTGTACTTCTTAGCCTTGCCACATGGGTAAGTTACGCGGGCATTCCATCGTCCAGAATCAGAGGTGGTGTCGGTGTAGTAGGTGAAAAGCCATGTAAGCCCAGAGGGGTCTTGCAGCGTTTCGTAGCGGATATGTAGGCCGCATCTGTTTACTAACCTCATGGCAGGTGGTAGTATTTGTCGGTGAGTATGTAGCACATCTTGTCGTCAGGCCAATGGATAGACTTGATGGTAGCTTGTGGGAACATGAGGTGGCAGCACTTTCGTACTATCCACATTCGCACTCCGTATAACGAGGGAGAGCGGAAGCATAGGCGATAGCCGAAGCACTCCCCTTCGAGGAAGGTCTTGGCCGTGCTTTCGTTATGAATGTTCGTCACCTTGTAAGGTGCGAAGATGGTCAGCAGGGTGAGTAGAAAGCGGTTCATATTACTTCTTCGATTAGGTCGAGTTCATCTGTTTGTGTGCCAACACCCCATATGCCATCAGGCTTCCATGTTAAATGATTAGCTTTGAAAGGATGAGTTTTGCTGTTTGCTCCTTTGTTTTCTACCAAAGGGCCATATATTTTTCCGTTGCTCGCTTTATACCTTTTCCCGTACTCAAGTTGAAATGGTTGTGGGTCAGGCAATACCGCGTTGCCGTTCAAATCAAATAGGGCGTTTTCCGGCCATATTAAATCTGAATTACACGGTATCATAGTGTTACCATGCTTATCTTTTCGAGGTTCAGACTGTGATTGCTTTTGCCTCAACTCTATTCTTTCGACTACCTCCTTTCGCTTCTTTAAGCTATCAAGAACATATTTAACCTCGTCGTGGGTTAACTCCAGTGTGATTGTTACCTTTTCCATGTTATTCTCCTTTAAGTATGGTTTTGATTTTGTGGCGTGTGGTGTTGAGCTTATTCTGCTCCAAGGTGATAAGGTGAACGAGATACCCATCTCGAACATCTACGTCCTTACCTAGCTCCCTTTGCAGGGCGTGTGCCATATCTGCAAGCCTACTATCTATTTCAGACAGCAGGTCTGCTATGGTGTTGTTAACGGTCATAGTGTAGATACTTTAAGCATCATTCTCTTTTGAATGACAATCTGGTTCATCCGAGAAGCAATCTTATTAAGCTCTTCTTTGTCGGCTTTCTCCTCGTCACTAACAGGACTTTCGATATTTACGGATGAATACTTCTTCTGAAATTTAGCTTTCAGAATGTCGAACTTTTTTATAAGTTCTTGCTTTTCTGCTTCTAATGAAGCAAAGGTTTGTGCGTTCATAGCTTCGTGTTTTGCGTTGACCAAATCTCCATATTTGCCCTATATCTGCAAAATATGCACGCATACAATAACATTCTTTAACACCCCATACCTTTGTAATCATGCTCTTAGATGAAAAGTCTGCACGCCTACTAAACCTCCCTATACTCACGGTGGCACAATTCAGGCTGCACTACATAAACACCTACAAAGAAGGCATATCGGAAGCCTGGATATACAAAGCAGCATACAAAGGCCGATTAGACTACATAGCCGCACCTGTTCGGATCATCTTAACCGGAAAAGCAAACGGGCCATTCCTCGATAAAAAAGCCTCACCAGTACGCAAGGCAAGTAAGGGAATAAATAAGGCAAGCAAGCGCACACTAAGGCAAATCAAGGAAGCAGGGAAGCCGCTAATAAGCCACAATAAACCACCACACCGAACGCAAGCAAACACAGCGATAAAGGAGACGATGGAAGGGCGAGAAGCGAAGCAGAAAGCAGAAAAGAGGCATCTAAAGCCGCAAGGTAGAAAGCGGGTAAAGCGGACGAAATACACGCGCCAATACTTCACGATTTAGGCGCAAATTAGGCGCAAGGTTGAACGATAAGCAGTAAGGTAGGTATCAGTACCCAAAGGGCATAAAAAAAGCCCCTGAAATATCAGAGGCTTAAATGGTGATTATTCGTGTTAGTAAGGTATTACCCAACGCATGTCTTTTCGTGTGAAGTGAAATTCTAAAAAGAAGTCTTCTTTTGGATATTGTTTGGAGATTTTCTCTAAATTCTCATCCGTGTTGGGTATGTTGGCCACAACAATAGAATATTCTCTTTTTTTTAATGCTAAAACTGAATGAATAGTAATTAACGGGTTTTGATTTGACTTTGTCATGATCTTTTTTAGTTTATCGTGTTACGATGGCGTTAAATAGCCGCATGAGTTTAAGCGTTTTTGCGTTCTTGTCGAAAACGCGCGCTTTATTATAATCATCATGCCCGAACACGGGAGAAGCGTAATAGATGCCCGTCTTTCCTTCAATCAGCACCTTAAAGTATGGTGTACCTTTAGCCGCTAACGATTGAGCAAGAAGCGGGAAGAGTTTACCCGTGTTTGTGGTTGGGTTGCCCGTTTTCTTGTTCATGCTTCTAACGGTTTTTTTCCTCATGATGTTGGCAAATTCAGGAGCAGGAATAGAACCTACCTTTTTACGGTTTTTCAGGTTCTCCAAGCTCCAAGGGTTCAGTTTTTTGATTTGTGCGATTTGTGCGCGTGTTGCGTTTTTCATGATGTGGTTAGTTTTGCGTTTCGTTGTTTACTACTTCTAATATGGCTTCTTTAGCTTCTGCCAAAGGTGACAAACAGGCTATTAGCTTCAATTTGCTTTCTTCCGACAAGTCGGAAATTCCCGCTAATAATTCGTCTATTTCCTCTAATCTTGAAACAATCAGGTTTAATGCGGAAATGTCCGCTTTTTGCTTCTGTGTCATGGTGTTAAATGTGTTTAGTCTGTACTGCCAAAACCCCGCATTTATTACAGTGCGGGGCGATGGTGGTCAGGTGGTGGGGTTTACTTGGCTAACTTGTGAAGTTTGCAAGCGTGCAGGCTTAACCATTCTTGATATTGGTTTTTTCTTGCGTCTGAAAGGCTGCACGGTAAACCCTTTAATAATGCGTCTGCATAGTCATTAATCGCCATTTCAAAGGCTGGTGTATCCCCTTTTAATTGTCCTTTAATCTGGTGCGCGAAGTCGGTTAAATTGCGCTTAATTGCTTGGTAGTTGCTCACGTTGTTATTTGGTTTTTGGTGGTGTTTTGATTTTGGTAGCTGCAAATCCGCAGCAGGTGCCAAGGATAACGCATAATGCGGCAACCTTGACAAAGGAGGAGTTAATCAGGATGGTTAACATATTGTTATATCTCCGTCCTCGTCCAATTCAAACTCTGTACCCTCTGATTCTATTCTTTCTCGTGCGGCCTCTTCGCCTATCTGATACTTCCATTCTGAAGCAGTATCTTTTAGCACGGCGTTTATACCATCGTCCACCAACTCGCGCAAAGTTGTATCGTATGGCTTTTTAAGAAACTCCCTGAAAGGGTCTAAAAAGTCTTCATCGTAACAAACCCCGGTAAATGGACAGTCTTTAGCTTTTGATAGAATCCTGCTTTTCCTGCTTTTCCCGTTTTTCTTATACTCCTTACAATCAAATAAGAAAAGGTTAAACGCATTTGTAACACTCCTTAAAGTAGTTTTCAGGTTTTCCGGTTCATTGTCATATTCATATTTCAAAGTCCAGTCAGAAGAAGAATAGCCGCTAAAATCGAAGCTGTACTTTTTCAGCTCATATCCGAAAAACTTACAACCTTCTAAAATGCTTGCCAATGCTTCCCTCTGAAAGGGAAGCCCCCAATTATTCAGGTGCTCCTCTTCTCTCTCTCTTACCAACTCAACTGCCTTCTTTTGTTGCTCTTCTGTCAACTCCTCGAAGGTGTAAAATGTCCGTGTTATTGTTTCCGTTCTCATGGCTTATATTATTTCAGGTCAAACCAATTAATAAACGCTTTAGACGTGTTACGTCTGAACCATGCCCGAATTGTATCGCCCGTAACATCGTCTTTATTCTCCGCTTCCCTCTCCTGCATCTCTCTAACTAAAAGCCACAAAGCAGTATAAGCAATAGAAGCAGCCGCCCGTCTGTATTCGGTTGGGAAGTACTGCCCTACATGGTACTGCAATTTATAGCGACCTTCTTTCAGGTCTATAAGATGTAACCTCTCCGAGCTATTCCATAGCTTATGGACTAAAGCGCGCTGAACATCATCAGGACTAAAGGATAAAGCTAACACGCGCATACCCTCTTCTGCTATGTGCTTAGACTTTAGTATGAAATTGTAGTCTTGACGATAATAATATATATCGCCATAATCCGCAAACTCAAGGCCGGGACGTTGTGCTACAAATTCCCGTAATAGTGCCAAGGCTGAAACTTTAGCCTCTTTCATCTGTGCAGCTACTAAAGCCGCTTCTTCTGTGTGTGTCATGTGTTAAGTGTTAAGTGTTTGTGTGTTAGTCTTGAGGAATAGCCGCAACAAGGGCAGTAACGAGGCAGAAACCGCCAAGTATAACCCCTGAAACAATCTCGTTTTGTGCTATTGATACAACGGCAATAGATACCGCTTCAAATACCGCCAAAGAGGCGAAAAGCAAGCGAAATGTTCTTTTCTGTGTCTGTGTCATGTCTGTGTGTTTTGTTGATGCAAACATGATATATCAGCAGAAACCACACAAACTATTTAACCTCACTTAACAATAATCACCCATAACACCCCACTACCATAACATCTGTTAACAACCTAATCCCCCTCTTTCTATAATCTAATTAACACCTCTTCACACTTCAATCACCACAACCACAAACCCAAGGATCACACCACAAGCACCAACCAACAAGATATAAACAACATCTATAAAACAGGCACAAGTATAGACAACGGCGGCAACCTATTATATTATAACCCCTCTCCCTCTCCCCTGCTACCTCTCCGCCCTTCCACCTCTGCCTCTCCTCTGATCCGCTGGTTGGTTAGCGTTTCATCGGTGGCACCTCTGGCTGCTCCTCCAGTTGGTCCTCTGGTCTATCGCCTGTGGTGATCCGCGAAGCCTGGACGATGCTGCGTGTACTGTGTCCGCCACTTGTGGGAGTCTCACCGGAAGCAGCAAGTAGGGGGTGGGTTGGCCGAAGGGGGACGGGAGGTGGCCAAGGGGGCGTGTATCTCACCGTGAAGGATTTATTTTACACACGCTAATCCGTTTAGGTTCGGGATATATTTCGCTCTACGTTGTGCCTCAATCTGTTTTTTTAGATGCTTGCATCGTTAAAAAAAACACAAGAACTGTGTGGTAAGCTGGTGGTGTATAATGATAAGGCGTCTGCCAAAAGTTGGCTTTTGACAGGGGATAGTTATGGTATGTTATGGGTTATATGTTATGGGTTTTATCACTTTTACAAGTTCATGTAAAAGATAAAGGAGGTGTTGTTAAGTAGCTAAGTGACAAGTCATTATCTACTTAAGCAACAGGTTTGTTTTAATTACCTATGTGTAGACCCTGCCCTACATACATCAAGATTGGGACGCTGCGTATAAAGGGGTCTTGTGTCAGGGTCGTGCGGGATGTATGTTAGGGGCATCATCAGTAGGAATGCGTCATTTGGGTATGGTGTCGCTACTGTGAATCTACACAAGGCTGGATACGGAGGTTTACACCTTACTTAGGGAAAGGTTACGGAAGTAAGATGTAAGTTGTTGTTACCTGATCCAAACGCCTTCCGACTTTTGTTAGGTGGCATAAGTATGGACAGGGTTCTATGGTGGGAAATGTCTGGGTGTAAAGATAGGGTATCTTTGGGTTAAAATTAACAAGGTATGTTAAGGGGTGATAAAATTGTGATGTGGACTGATGGTAGTTGTAAGGGGAATCCGGGTAGGGGAGGGTTTGGGTGTATGTTGGTTTATAGGGGTGTGATTAAGGAGGTTGCTGGAGGGTATAGGTTGACTACTAACAATAGGATGGAGTTGATGGCTGTGGTTATGGGGTTGAGAGCTGTGAAGGGGGATGGGTGGTTGGTTGAGGTGGTTACAGATAGTGTGTATGTGGAGAGTGTTGTTAGGGGTGTTGGTATGGGGAGGGTTTATGAGAAGAATGGGGATATAGTGGGGATGTTGAGGAGGGAGATGAGTAGGTTGAAGGTTGGTGTTGTGAGGGTTAAGGGGCATAGTGGGATAAAGGAGAATGAGAGGGTTGATGGGGTTGCGAGGCGGGCTATGACGAGGGGACCTTGGTTGGTGGATGAGGGGTATAAAAAAACCCGTGGTGTTAGCACGGGTGTAAGGAGGGGGAAGTAAGGAGGTGATTAGTTAAGCATTAACCAAAATTAGTGAAGAGGTTTAATAAAGAATCTTCTTTGGTTTTATTAGCTGATGGATTCGTTAGCTCCTCTTGTTGTTCGAGGTATGCGTCTAATCGCTGCTGATAGTACAAAAAGTACATATTAAACCTATCGCATATATTACGCTGTTCTATGTGATTGATAAGTATATCCTCAGTGTTGAAATTACGGTAATACAAGATGTCTTTTTCAAAGGAGTAGTTTTCTTCCTTTCCTCTGTCGTTAAGTGTGAAATTTTTGGATACAAAATCCACAAGCATACGCAAAGGTGAATCCCACTGATTGCCTATGGAGCTGTATGAAGAACCTGGTGCAGGGATAAGAACTTCACCTGTTGGTATAAGGTGCTTTTTGAAGTACTCTTCTATTGTCCAGTATTCTACGTCAAACACTTTTTTGTAGTAAATGTATTGTGGGCTGATGTTTGAATCTAACATTAGCATCGCCTTCGCTTTTTCTGAAGCTATATGGTTATTATAGCGGATGATAACTGTTTTTTCCAGTTTTAGGTGGGTTAACTCTTCTACCTGCTTCAATGCGTCACTTTCGGAGGTGTGGATGAAAGCCTTGTCAAATGGGGTATCTTCAAAGATGTTTAGATACAGGTTTATAGGGGTGTTTCTGTCGGCTCTTTTGAAGAGAGAGTAGTGATAGGAATCGCATTTTTCATTTCCATCTAATAACCCATCTAAGTATTCACCTCTGATGTTATAGAGGTTAAATTTTCGGTTATCGCTTATTTGGCGAAGTTGAACTTGAGGGTTTTTTAGCAGAAAGTCAATCGTTACGTCTGTTTTTATCATGATTGTAAGGTTATAGTTTATTGCCTTGTATGGCTGTTTTGATGGCTGCTATCTTTCCGGCAATGTCCATGTGTTCATCTGATGGAAAGGGGAGGCTATCTCTCTCCTCTTCGAGGTCGGAGATATGCTGTTGTAGGGAGGTGTTGTCTATGATGGTGATACGGTCTTTCATCTTGTTGATGATGGTGAGGATGTAGGTGCATAGGTTCGCGTCTTGCTGCGCTTGCTGTTCGGTGTCGTAAGCTGCGTGGCATACGGAGGTGAGAATGAGGGCGTGTAGTGGGGTGCTGTCGGTTTTGACTGCGTACTTACCGTCGAAGTCGTATTGTATTACTCTGAATGGGTTGGTCATATTATCGGGGTTATTGGTAGTTCTTGAAACAAGGTAGGGTTTATGTCGGCTGTATAGGTATCGCCAACTATTTGCCTTAAACGATAATTTATCTCAAGGTCAAAAGCATATTGCACCGTTGCCCAGTACCATTCACCATCTGCATCGGGTTCGGTTTTTTTGCCTATCCACACGTCGAGGCCATCGGTGAGCCACACTAAGTTGTGATGGTTTAGTTCTTCAATAGGCTTCCAGCCTTGCAAGTGAACCTTCTTGCCTTCGTTCATCGCTGCGTAATCTCGTTTATCCATTGGTTATTTGTGTTTAGGGGTTATGCGTAATGGCTTATTACTGCCCAGAAAGTAGTTCGGGGTTTTCGTAAATGTTACCAATAACAATACAATCTCTATATCCTTCGCAAATTGACGTACCTGCTATTTCTCGTGCTTTCAGATACTTGTTCAAAGTCATAGGTTTGTTACGTTTAGGATTTGTATGAAATTTAATCATAAATGTTCCTTCCTTGTTTTGGTAAACTTCAACCTTCCATCTATCTGAAAGTATATCACCTACATATATATCCTTGTTTTCAAAATCTTTTTCACCAGTAAATTGATTTTTTGGGTCAGAAGAAAAACACCAAGTATCAAATTCCCGACGTATTTCTTCCCAATCCCAAATTCTGCCTTCAGAAAATGCTCTAAATTTAATTTCTCTGTTCATTGTTTTATCCTCTCCAGTTTAATCGTAATTCATCTTCTGTATCTTCAACGTAAATCACAACAACGTCGCTTGATGTGACAATTTTAAAGTCGTATCGGTTGTGCTTTTTTCGCATTGCTCGCAAAAAGCGGCAAATTCTTAACCATTTAAACATCTCAAAAAGGGGTTTGCGTATATTTCGGTGTTAGGCGATACTTTAAGAAACACCCTGCAATTTGACAAAGCATTGACGAATAACTTTTGCATCCCATAAGGCATTATGCTTTTGACTTCCTTCTGTCATTTCTGAAAATTCTTCACGATTAATATCAGCATCAATTCCTTTTGCATAAAACAAGGTGCAAATATCAAATGGAATGTAATAGACATTTTTAGGGATATTAAAGGCGTGTCCAAAAATTTGATTAAACAAAACCCAATCGTAAGAAAGGCAATCAGACCAAATCTCTACTTCACCAAATTGTTCTAACCAAGCTGTAAGTTTTTCTTTTATATTTTCAGTTGTGCTTTTGTATGAAATACTGTTTTTTGTTTCATCCAACTTTTGAAATATACCATTGTATTGCAGATTATTTATCACATTTTCTCTTAACCAATCATCAACCTGCTTAAAGTCGTAATCGTTAAATTCCGCATAGAATGTTTTGCCACATTCTGAAACTAATCCAATAGAAATTAGAGTTGTATTTTGGTGTAATCCAGTAAACTCTGTATCAAAGAAAATTTTTGTTTTTGACATTTTATTTTTGTTTTAAATTGTTACTAAATTGACCGAAGAAAAGCATCGCCTAACATCGGTTTTGTGCAAGTGGGGCAGACGTACTACTATGAAACATTTGTAGTAGGTTGAGCATTTGTTTTTCAATTCAGCCTGGGTGCTAAAATCCCCACCTGCACAAAGCCCCAAACGTTACCTGCCATGCAAAAGACGCTGACAGAATTTACAAGTCACTTTATCTTTATTTCCTGTATGTGCTACATCAGTAGTAAAATACCTATTGCAATTAACACGTTCTCCACCCCATTCACCGTATGGTGCATAATGCACGGCAGGTAACACGGGTTTTGCGTCAGCAGAGGGTTTGTTTTCCATCTCAAAAAGGTAATCCCTCGTTTAGTTCAATCGGTCTTAGTTTGCGGTATTTGGGGTGAATTTGATTTGTAAATCGATGATAGCGAAGAAAATACCGAACCCACTCCCACCCCTTATTCAATTTCGGGGCATATTTCAGCCCCGATTTACATCTTGATATGTTAACCTTCATGGTTCATGGCTTTAGCGATAACAGGAAAATTAGCATTGAAGATACCTCGTATAGCTTCCGCAACCTGCCGATGCTCCAACTGTGTATCCTCCTGACAACGTATATCCAAGTAGTGAATCCAGCTTCTTATACTCCCTTTCATATACAGCGTGGTTTGGCTCGTTTGAGGTAGTATCATCCTTGCGCACTCCTTAGCCACCCCTTCGTCCAGCAGCCTCTTATACAAGTCAAAGGTACTGCGAAGCGATAAACTTACAGCCGCTTCCAAACCTGCGTCGGTGATAGGGTTGGCACTACTCTGTCTGTTCTTCTCCGCTTGCTCGCGTAGCTGCAAAGGTTCAACATCTACAACCTCGGAATACCTTGCTGAAAACTGCTGAAAACAGAAACTTCTATGTCTAAGTATCTGCGTTGCAATAGCTAAGCTCGTCTTAATTTCGACTGTCATATCAACCATTTCAAATGGCGACCAGTGCTTATGCTTGATGATATAGCGTATCAGCCTTTCAGCCGTGGCTTTATTCAGTTGGTTAGATGGATTACTCACCCTCGCCACGTAAACGATAAGTTCTTCGGGGGTGAGGTCTTCTACAACCGACTGCGTTATAGATATAAGTTTGACTTGCATAAACGCAAATGTAATACCGCCTTACATACCCGTATCTTAAACTATGTTAAACGACTTTTATACCTTGGCGGTATGAACAGACTTGAGCGACGCAAGGTTTCACGCGAATTACAGAAAGATATTGTAGCGGTTATCGCTGCTATGGTTAAAGACTTCAATGCAGAACCCGACACGGAAGCATTGGCAGATGTAACGCAACAAGACTACCCCTTGTTGGAAGAGCAGATGCACACCAACCCACTCATGCAGATCCGTTTTAACTTCTCCAAGGATAGGTTTCTGCAATACATGGAAGCCTTAGAGATAGCTATCGACGCTGCCAAGACGTATGAATTGCATAACAGGGGCTTGCTTATTCAGGATAAGCTAGGCTTCAAGGTGATGCTGGACAGGCTTAGGGATGAGGAGAGGATGCGTAGGCATAACAACGCTAAGCAGTTTTCTTAATTAACGTTAATCCTTCATACCTTTGATACATGGCCGAGTATTACATATACAGGGGTAATGAGGACAGGTGGTTATTTCCTCTGTACGACGAGGGCGGTAATCCTATTGTGTTTGCGTCGTTGACAGCACCACAGGGGATAACTATCGAGTGCTACGTTAACGACAAGTTACAAGGTTCGTGGGGTAAGAATACCG